GCTTTTATGACTTCCATTGCCGTCATAATTATGTGCATCTAAGGTTGTATTACCAAAATTAAGTATTTCATATCCCAACTCTTCCAGCTTCTTCCGAAGCTCCGGTGTGTTTTTGCGTATAAAGCACGGTGTTGTAAATCCCATAGTTATTCCTCCTTAATTATTCGCTCATTTATAATAAACTCTCCATGAATATCAATGGGAAGCATATTGGAAACACTCGCATGATAAGTCTTACCGTCCATTGCCTTACATAGTGGATGTATTTCTTTAGGCATAGGGGCAGGACATTTTTTACAATGTCTTATCATTTCAAAATGTCTATTTTCCTTATTGCCACAACATTCACAATGAATTGGATAGTAAAAATAAGTACGTTCCAACTGGGTTTCTTTTCCACATATTTCGCATCTGCCCCATTCTATTGAATTACACATAATTTATTCCTCCTTTTCTGTTTTAATATCTGTTACTTTACTCATAGCGTATTATCTTTTCTTTAACTCCAGTAGTGCTACCACAGGAAGGGCATGGGATAAATATTACATTATACCCTTCTCTTTGGTCAAAAAACTCACTGTGTATATCCGATTTCTCAAACTCAAATTCACATCCACATCTGTCACAACGCCGGAAGTAAATCGGTTTTTTCTTATTAGCTTCTTTAATAATCTTTATTGCCATAGCTAATCTTCTTTATATTTTGATTCATCAATTACAACACTCCTAATATCTCTTTCACCAAAGCATTTATAAGTCAACGTTCCTCCATAAAACTTTATGGTATCTCCCTTAACAGTAATAACCATTCCACCTTTTAATCTATGTTTCATATCACCTTTACAAGATAACATCGTGGCTGTCATAAGTATAATTAATATAAACCTCATAATCAATCTCCTTTTTCTTTAATCCGTTCAAGTACATCTCTGTTGGCTTCGAGTATATCGTCGAAAGACGGGATGGGCATCCATGCAACAACATCATCTATCACTTCATCATAATAGCCTCCATTACTTTTCATCCATTTGTTTTTAGATGAAAAATACGCTTTGAATATATCACCATTCGCAACCATTACAATACAATCATCTGATGTGTCACAACCAGTCTTGTCCTTGACACTTATCCACGGTGATTGCTTCGACTGCCATTCGGCACCAGAAATAAATCCTTCTTTAAACTCATCTGCGCCACATTCGCAACAATCGAATGCTGTATTATGACCATTACAATGTTCGCAATAGTCACGTTCTCCGCATGGATATTCACCGTTGCATTTATAATGAGCGTGGATTGCGTCCCTTGCCGCTTCTTCTACTGTCTGTTTCATATCAAAATACTATTTTAAAATCCTTTCCTTTTAACGTAGGAAGCCTGTCAGTGACAAACTTCTCCAGTTCCTCTTCGTCTATCGGGAACAACGGGCAATATTGGTATCTGAACGTATGTACAAACCGCCCGTCAAGCATTACATCAAAAACCAGTGTTTTCATAATTTGTTCACTTTTGTCCATAAACTAAACTCGGTATATAGATACTTCCATTTATCCCGGTAACGGTATTTGTCATTCGGGTATTGGCAACGGACACAATAATCCGTCTTATATAAAACCTCATAGATTGTACCCCTGTGTTCAAACAGTTCGTTCTCGTCAAGGGTTCCTACTTCTACCTTTTCCATTATCGTAAACAAAAAATTGTGTAAATAATAACAAATATGAAGTAGGATAATGTTATAATCACCCACTTCCAAAACTTATATTTATTCCTTTTTAAGCCATATATGAGTGTGGTCAATACAAGGGTGATAAGTATAAAGTATATTGCAAAGCTGATTCCGTAAAATGTGTTCATCTTTTCCTATGTGTTTTAGGATTCTTGTTTCTTTTTCTACGTTTCGCAATCTGCTTTCTGACACACCTATCGTCCTTGATACGGCATTTCGTTTTAGGTGAATCAAATGAAATCATATCAAAACCTTCAACAACAGGCTCATTGTAATATAGAATAGACGTTTCTTCATTATAAATCTTATCCTTATCGGTTACTATAACAGCATCACAATCACTGTTTCTAGCTTCCTCAACAGAATCATAACGTTCAAGGGAATATCCTGTTTCCAAATTTTTGAATAGAAGGTATTCGGATGAATTTATCATTGAACCTACAACAGCAATCTTCTTAGTCATATTTTATTCTTTTTATAGTGTTTACAATACTTAGGAGTTTTTCCTAGCCGTTATTCTCTTCTGTAAAGCCATGCGATCCTAAATTCATTACCTTTGCCATAATAATTACTCCTTTACCAGTTCTATCGTAGTATTCGTAAGATTAACATACAAGTTCACATCCGACATGGTACCATCTTTCTTGACCTTGCTAAACAATGGGTCAATGGTATCATAAAAACCAATATTATAACCCTTAATATAGGCGTATTGTTTTTTTTCAGGAATAACAACACTTTCATGGTTATCTAATCTTATATATGTGGATGCAGGAGTAGTAATACATACCTTGCTTCCGATAGGATACTTCGCATTGGATTTAATGTACTCCTTTTCCAACTTAATTTTCTGACTTTTCAATTTCCTTATTTTTGAATTGATATCATTTTTCTTTGTCTGAAATTCTTCTTTTCTCATAGCTTTTATATTGTTTTTATGAATGAAACATCCCTATTATCATTTTTTCTTTAAATTATAATATAACTGAATAATGCCTTTTAAAGGTATCCCAAGGGGTTCGGTCTACATAAGGAGTGCCGTTCCATGTATATTTGGCATAAAATATGGAACTCCATTTAACAAACTTAAACTCCCATATAAACGAGATGATATTGAACGCCAAAAATACTGAAATCTCGAACATTGTGTAAGCTATACAAGGCAAACACCATATAATCAAATGTATTCTTAAATATTTCATAATTAACATTCTGACAAAATCTGTAACACAATAAGCCATACAATGACAATCATCAATCGTCCAACATATTTCCACATATAGCTTTCATTATCATAGCAAAAACAATTCCAAAAAGCATAAAATCACTCCTTTCTAACATTATTGTCCACCCACCTCATTGCGCCCTTTAGCGCATCAGTTGTAGACCTGTAAAACATATCTACAAAGAGAACCATCCGTTCACCTTTTATTATCCGGTACATGAAGTCTTTTTCTCCTGTGACCTCTATTGTACATCCCTTATAATATGCCACGTATTTCTTTCTCATATGGCAAAGATATAGTTTATTGGTTTGCCAACAACTTTTTATTAACTTTTATTAAGCGTTTTTCCCAGTCGTTCAGATTGTCACCCGTATTAATCTTCTCCATAACCGAAGCTATATCAAAAGATTTACATTTTTCATACAGATCACTCATTGTCGTTCCTTGTATGATAACTCCGTTCTTTTCCCCGGAAAAATATCCGTCAACACTCTCTATCACATCCCATTTCCGTCCTTCCAGGATAGCTTGTTTATTGTTCGTTCCCATTATATTTAGCTATTATATTATTCATTTCATTGTTCTTGGCTTCCGTAAGACCTAATTCGGATATATTTTGAAGCGCAATCTCACATTGTTGACTAATGTATGAGATTTCATTGACATCAATATCACGGTTATCGTATATAAACGCTTTCCCTAGCTTAACAGCAAGACCTTGACATATATTCCCGGCAACTTTTTCAGCCGCTATAATGTTAAAACAAATAATTTGCTTAATACTTAGCTGATTGCTCGTTCCCATATTCTTTTGTTTTTAAGTTAGTAATCAAGTTCATTTGAAAGTATTGTGTACTTGTTGATACTATCTCTGTATGATTCAAATAACGGACAATCTTTCAACATAGTAATTTAATGCGAAAGAATACCTTTTCTTTAGTTCATTCTTATTATGTTGTTTATCGAAGTATTCACTACATGATGAAAGGCTTAATAATAATAAAGCCAAAATTGCAATTCGTTTCATAATTCAATCATTTAATTGTTAGTAATAGTTCCGCATTTTACAATATGATCATTGCATTGTACGAATGTAGTAGGGTGTACGGGAAGCCCTAGTTTTGCGTAATCCTGCTCAGCTTCCTGTTTGGTTGCCCTGTATGGCGTCACTTGTTCGGCACTCGTTTCTACCCAAACACTTTGTCCTAGTTCGGGAACGTATTGTCATTCGTGGCACTGTTTCAGTACGTAATATCCTCTATTGTTCATATCAAATCGTTTTTTAAAATATACTCTTTAGCCTCATTCATTGTATCGAACCACAATGATGCACTGTTATAATACATTCCCGTTCGGGTATTAATTAGGTTTACTTTGTATATCGTTCTACCATACATTATAACCTTTACTATTTCCGCTTTATCTTTCACCTTATATTATCTTAATTCTCTGAATGAAACAGTTTGAAAAATCACTCTTGATAATCTCTATCTGTATAGGCTTAACAAATCGGCCCAATTCCTTGCGTATCTCTCTCATTTGTTCAAACGGTACGGTTACAATGTTCCCGGCAACTAACAAGTTGCGCAAAATGTTGTCTAATTCTTCGCGTTTCATATTATTGTATATTTTTATAAAAATCACAATACATACCGTACAGGTCTATAATATCTGAATCGGTTAGTATTCTCTTTAAAACTCTAATTACTTTAATCACTTTCATTATTCGTTCAAATATGATTTGGGAAGTAACGGGAAAACATTCAAAACTTCTTTAAAACTTATTTCCCCAAATTTTTCAATAACTACGGAAAAATAACGGTTATGAGAACGGCTATTCCGTACAATACGGACGCATGAAGGTACTTCTTTGCGTGGTACTGTATCGTAGTCGTTTGCGTGCTCTCTTACAAACTTAATCAATTCAGGCGTATCTAGGTACATTTTGATTATTTTTTGCGTCCTGGTGCCGTTATAATACGCTCGTTTAACCTGTTTTTCGGGTAACTTGTGCCCGTCATAGCTTTTCCAAAACTTGATATTTTCCTTGATAAGATCCAATGTATCAATACTTCTGTTAGCTTTAAACGTTCCTATCTTAATACTTTCGTTTTCAAGGATAGGATATAATTCTTTTTGTAAGTTTTGTTTTTCCATAATACTATTCATTTAAATATTGCTTCCTGTAATTGGTCTTGGGCGTATTTCTTTTTCATATGTCATTATAATGGTTAATTGTTCCCGAATAAATTGAATGTGTGTTTTTTGTTCGTTTAACGGCAAAGAATATAGTTCTTTGTAAAATTCGTTTTCACTTATAATCTTACATTTGTTGTCTTTGCAATATCTTTTAAAATCTTTTTCCGTGCCGTTCCCAAAATTGAAAGCTAGTTTAATTTTTTCATTACACCAAACAGAGTAGCCACCGTCTTGTATAGCTTCATTGATTGATTTATACCGGCGGCCTGATATACCGCCGCTAAAACTGTCAATAGTAAATTGTATCATAATGTTTTTAGAATATTGGTTTGTTGAGTATTTTCCAATAGAAGGTTTTATTTTGCCTCTATTGGCGTTTTTGGATGGAGTATTGCACACATTCTAAAATATATTCGGCATGTTCCCGGGCCGCTTCCTGTTTTTCCTGTTTGGTGGGTGTTATTCCGTCGTACTTGTATAACAGTTTGGCGGCCTCTCTGATTATGGATTTCATTTTACTGCAATTTGCAAGGTATTCTAATTGTGGTTGTACGCCATTGTTTATTTTTTTAATTAGACAATCTTGCAGCCGTGATGTTATATTGTATATCTCACTTGTATTACGTATATACATTGCAAGTAAATTAGGTATGTCGTTTCTTCTTTCCATAATGTTACGTTTTAAAATTGTTATTGTTTGTTTTGGTTCTCTATGTAATCGGTTACCCGTATTGATAGATACAGGCAACCTAATAGTATTAATGTTTCGATCATAGTTATTTACTTTTGATTTTTCCAAACTCTATAATCATTATCACTCTCAAAACACATATAACCGCCAAAAACTTTGGCAACATGTGTGGGCGTAAAAGGGCATTCTTTAATTGCCCGGTACCGTGTTTCAACTTGTGCAAAATACGTTCTCATAATTACTTTAATTTAAAGGTTATATTTTCAGGAAGTTTTGTTTTGTCAACTGTTTTAACAAATTCATCAAACTGTTCTTGCGTTATCTTTGTTTCGTAGTCATTCCAATTAAACGCAAGTTCATTGCTATGATTGTAGTATATTGCGTTTTTAAGAGAAATTCCGGCGTCAAGAACGGCCAACATAACCAGCTTTTTGTTTTCCGCTTCTTGTATGGATTTTTCACAGTCTGCAATTATTTCATTGCGTTTTTTCTCGTATTGTTCACGTTTTTTCTGGTCTTTCCGTTCCTGTATGGCTTCACTAGTATAATACCCGTCCTTGATTCTGTTTTCAATTAGTGTACGCTCTTCATCCGTCAATCTTAATACAAAACGTTCGTTTTCGGGCTTATATGGGTTTTCCCATGTGTTACCCGTTAAGGCTTCTAATTGCTTTATAGCTTTTAAACTTTCTTGTTCCCAACGGTCTACGATTCCTAGGGTATATAGTAGGTATGTAAAGTATTCCTTATCCTCTGCACTATCACGTAATGTATTATATTCCGTTTCGGTGATACGTAGGTAGTTCATTGTCTTTTCCTTGTCACTGTTTTTAAGGTGGTAGAAGCCATTTTCAACGGGGTACATAGGTTGCCCGTAATGATTGGACGAATGAAGGTTGACAAATGATTTAAACTCTGGGAAATACTTCAAAATTTCCTCGTGGCAACAACCGCCCGACACATAGACATAACGTCCGTTTCTCCGTTTTTCGTAAATATCAGCCGTGATACTCCAATCACATATACCGTTTTTACAAAAATCACCTAAACTTATATGCACGTTCATTTTGTAGTCTACTCCATTTTCTACGTAAAATTTTGTCACATTGTAGGATAAATTTTTTGTTTCCATAATTGTAATATTTAATTTGATTTATACTAATTCCCACTCCTTTTTTACAAAACCTCTAAAACTCCCGAAATTACGCTTAAATTGGTTTTCCCGTAATAACAGTACCTTTGACCATTACGGTATTCCATAGTTAGTTTGTATTCTTTACTCATATCTTCCAATTATATAAGGTTGTGACATTGGTACATATTCAATACCGTTTATTTCGTATATTGGCAAGTAATTACACCAATTCCCTATACCGTTATTATATAAGCCTTTAAAAACAAAATTAGATGGAGAGGCGTTTTGTATAACCTCTATATCTTTAGCATGATATATATTTTTTTCAACAAAAGACCTTATCCAGTCTAGTTCCTTCGCGCCTTGTTCCTTTGTTAACGGTATACCGTATCCGTTCCCGGCATGCTCTATCCAATTGTAATTAATAACATTCCGCCGCAAGTCGTTTGAGCGTTTTTTTAATGTCTGTATCTGATCTTCTGTTATTACGCCGCTTTGTTTAATTTCTTTTAACAAAGGTTCTTTATCCAGATCGTCTACCACGCTATCAAACACCTGATAGATATTACACCAGCCCATATCCGACACGATCAAAAACTTCATGCCACCAATAACAAAGGTATAATACTTGCTTGTTGCGTCATAGTTAATGTGGTACTCCGTGTATTCGTTAATCGCTGCAATATGTGTTTCATATAGCTTAACCTCAAACAACTTATCATTATGTTTTAACGATAAGTAATTCATCTTTTCACGCTCCGAATAAATTTCCGTATTGTAATACAACCGACTAGTATACACACATTCGTCAACCGCGCGCCTTAAGTTGATACGCTTTCCCGTTTCAAAGTTACCAATATGCAACAATACTGTATTACTGTTAATAATACTCTTAACCGTTCTCTGTGAGATTCTCTTTGCTTCCATATATATAATGTATTAAGTCTATATACTGTACTCTGTATCTATACGGGCTTGTAACCGTTACCAACCACACCAAATAGGATGGTAGCTACATTACAGTATGCGCGTATCGTATGTTTTTACGGCTTATATTAACTTATCCGTGCATAACAGACAAGTATTAAGGCTTATGTATAGGATACACACGCACATACATTATATTGTGTTTCAGGAAAGCTATTCGCATATTGCACTAAGTTCCTATCTCCATTATCAAGTAAGACCCGTACCTCTGCATCGTGGCTAGCTACACCGCCATTTATATTCCGCTTATTTCCTGTTTGCGGATCTGTACCACGCTCTCACCGTGGCAAGCTGTTTCAATATGTCATATATCGCTTTGTCCTTCCGACACTGCAAACATACAGCGTTTTCTATTAGGTTGTATATTTCGTTAACATTCATTATAAATTAAGCCCGTTTTTTCCAAAATCAATACAGTTTATATACATATTTTAAATTAATATTGCATAATATTAATAGATCAGACTATATAAGACCTATTTTAGCTTAATATTATGTTTAATTTCAAGATTTTTCAATGTTAATTTGTGTTAAATCTTTTTGTAAGTGTCTGAACGTGAGGGAATTACGAAATCTTCGTAGATGTCACTTGTAAAGATATTTTATTTGTAAATATTTAGAAATTCGATTGTCGTAGAAAAGAATTTATTTTTATTTACAAACGGAATATACTGGAGTTGTTGTACAATCGTAATTGCCTGTAAATCAGTGCTATACCCCCTTTTATATAGGCTTCGCTGCGGGTGTGTCGCTCCCGATAAATTTTTTTCTGAAAATTTTTTCCCCCCAAATTTTGCTCGGATGGCTGATTTTGCTGTTTGGAGGTGTATTTTCGGTAGTTTTCAACAAAATCGGATAAATCTTTACATAAAAAGTTACGAAAATCGTAGGTTTTTTGGTGTGTTTCGTAGGTATGGTTGCATTTTTTATGTCTTTTTTTGCAGTATAAGTTATTGGTTTACAGTATTCTTCGTTGATTTCGTCGTTTTGATATGTATCTATACTAAATTACGTATGCAGTTTTGGTGCTGTATGCGTATGTGTTATGTATGTATTATGTATGTATATGTATTGTAATAGAGCATGTACGGTGTACGTGTATGTATATGTTGTAAATATATATTACCTTTAACATTTAATACGTAAATTAATAGGGGATTTTTTCGTATAGGGTTACGATTCAATTTTTTTTGACAAGACTAAACATCTTGTTTTCAGCCATTTAACCACTAATTTGCGCGAGTTTTTTGACAAGTGTTGAAAAACGAAGAGTTTACGAAGTCTACGAAAAAACAACGAATTTCGTAGGTTTTTTACGAATTTTCCCAAATCAATTAGTTGCATATGCAACTATCGGTGTTGAGATTTTTTATTTTATGTTAAATTAAGTCAATTTTACATTTCTTAACGTAAAAAATAATAAGTAGATAAAAAATTATAGTTAAATCATTTTAACTAAAATGAGAAAAATTATTACAAAAGTAAAAAATAACAACAATCAATATTTTTTACTTTTCCTATTCAAATAATACTGTAGACGTGAAAGTAAAAAATATTGTGTAAAGAAAGATAAACTATCTTCCTTGACACGCATTTGTTAATCACGTAAACATTTGTAGTTAATTAATTTAACTAATTGTTTTCGTATTGTTTTTTGCGCTATATTTGCAGGTAAAATCAGGTAAAATATGGAAGAAGAAATAGAGATTAAACTTAGATTGCCCGAATCAAGGCGTGTCATTTGCCTGTCCGATGCAATGCCCGATAGGGAGCGTTGGTACAAGGGCATGAGGGTTCAGACACGGCTGTTCGGATGGGTTACGCTCGTTAACGTTGCGGACAGACAGTGTTTCCTCAAACTTGACGAGCCGTTGAAGGACGGTACTAGGACGGTTCTTGTGTCGGAAGCGTCATTCATAAAACGCGTGCCCGTACCTTTAACTGCAAAGTCTATGGCTGCACAGGTCGCTGGTGTCAGCGTGGAGGGTGAGGTGCTGGAGTACGAGAGGAAGATGAAGAGAAAATGGGAGAAGGAGAGGAAGCATATAGCGGAGATATGTGCAAGGTACGGGTATGTGCTTCCTTCCGAGTGGAAACGGTCGTTAAGGAGATTTGCTTCGTGGTGCGAGGACCAGGTAAGGCAGTACGGTCATATCGTGGATGCCGACTATCTCATGCGGCATGACACGTCCGTTGTGGGCGGAAGGAGCGTGGATGACCTCAGGTTCGTGCCCGATGTGGATATGGTGGATGGGACCGGGGCGAACGGGAAGCCTTCCGCCGCTCGCGTTTCACGGTGCGCGCTCATGCCGGGAAGCATCGTCACCGCCATACGTAACGCAGGGAACGAGATGGACAAGTCGGTATCGCTGTGGAGGAACAGCTACTTCGTGAAGATGAGGCGTTTCGGGTACACGTTCAATACCTGCTGTGACGGGGCAAGGACACGTGACGATGCGTTCACATGGTTCAAGGATATCACCATACAGTACATGGCTGACCTTATAGAGTATTATGGGATAAGACGTGATTCCATCGTGTGCCGGAAGCTGGAGCACATCGCGGACGTGTATTCTTCGCTTGACGATATGGACGCACGCCCTGACATATCAACGGACGATTATGATCTGTATCCCGTTGTAATGTTCGGGAAGGTTGTGGACCGGGAGAAATCGGTAGAATCGGTAGAGAAAGGAGGGGAAAATGACTGTCGCTGAATCTGCAAAGGCTTCTTATGAATACATCCTTGATTCCGTTATGGGAAAGCTGGCGGACAAGGGTGGTGGTCGCGGTTTCCGTAAAGCCAGGGATGAAGGCGAGTGGAAGCGTTCCATATCCGCTATGGTCGAGATGGATATAGCCGATGCGTGCAGGGAATGCAATTTCAGACGTCACAGGAGCGGCTCTATCATGGCTTTTGACGGTAAGATATTCGTTCCCATGATGAAGGAGGATCTGATGCGCCTGTGCATGGATTTGTGTCGCATAAACGGTCTTAGCGAACTGTACATGACCGATACGAGCGAGCGTTTCTACCGTACCATCGTGAAGAACGTGACGCATGAGATATTCAATCCCAAGCGTAACTTCATCACGTTTGATAATTGTGTCCTTGACACGGAAACGATGGAAACGTTCGATTTCTCGCCCATGATAGAATCGTGCATACGTATCAATATCAATTATGACCCGTTGGCACGCAGCCCGTTGTGGGAGAAGTTCCTGGACGATGTGATTCCTGTGAAGGACACACAGGATGCCTTGCAGGAGTTTGTGGGGTGTGCCTTTGTTGACAGGAAGAAGATCAAGATGGAGAAGATGTGTTACCTTCTCGGTTGTGGAAGTAACGGTAAGTCGGTGTTCTTTGACGCTGTTGTCAACGCCCTAGGGAAAGATAATGTTTCTTATATGGAGATGGCTGATCTGTCGGGTGACAAGTCTACTTGCGAGTACAATATAGCTATGATAAACGGCAAGCTGCTCAACTACGCTTCCGAGATGGGAGGGAAGGATGTGAGCGGTGGCAAGTATAAGAAGTTCATATCCGGTGAGCCTACTATGGCGCGCCTTCCGTTCGGTGAGCCTTTCCTTGCCGACATGATGCCGCCTTTCATGGCCAACCTTAACAAGATGCCTTCCGTTTCGGACCAGACTTATGGTCATTTCAGACGCTCCCTTGTCATTCCGTTCTATCGTGTGTTTAAGGAATCGGAACAGGACAGGTCGCTTCCGTTGAAGCTGTCAAAGGAATCGGCTGCTATCATAAACTGGATAATAGAGGGTGCAAGACGGTTTGTTAAGAACAAGGGTGAGTTTACGAGAAGTTATACGATAGAATCCGTTACGGAAAATGCAAGACGTGATTCCAATAGTGTCCTGTCCTATCTTTACGATTCGGGGTATGATTCTTCAGGAGATATTGAGGAATTGGCTATCCGTGACCGTGACCTGTATGTGAAATACATAGCATACTGCAATGACTGTGGCGTTAGACCTTACAGCAAGAGAAAGATGGTTGAAATGATACGCCAGGAAGGATATTCTGTCACTTCCGCGTGGGATGAGAACAGGAACAGACTGTTCCAGGTTGTCCTAAGACGGAAGTACAATCCTGACGAATATCTTCTCCAACAGGCTGATGATATAATGAAGGAGGATTTGCCGTTCTAAAGTGATGTTTTTTTTATAATAAATAAATGTCTTTTGGAAAAAAGTGTTTTATATTTGCTTTTATAATAAATAGTATGTATATTTGCATTGTATTTTAAAACACTTTTATTATGAAAACAGAAGTTGAAATGAAAAGAATTCTTTTTGGGCATGAGATTTCCCAAAAAAGCAAAAGTGAATTTTTGTCTGCTACCGATTTGGTTAAAGCTGGTAATGCTTGGAGAATTAATAATGGGTTTCCTGAATTTAATTTTTATCAGTGGCGGCAAAGCAATAATACAAGAGAGTTTATTGTAGAGTTAGAAAAAAAGTATGGTACTGCTATTATCAGTGGAAGGGGTAGAGGGCATCATACATGGATTCATCCTTTTTTATTCTTGGATTTGGCGTTGGCTATAAATCCAAAGTTAAAAGTTGAGGTGTATGAATGGTTATTCGACAAACTTCTTGAATATCGTAATGATAGCGGTGATTCATTTAAGGAAATGACTGGTGCGCTGTATAATAATTGTTCCAATAAAAGCCAGTTCTCAAAAGCTATGTCTTTATTGTGCACTATGATAAAAGAAGAATGTGGTATAACAACAGATTGGCAACACGCAACAGAAGAACAGTTGTTGTATAGAGATAAGATTCATGAATATATATCTCTTATGTGTGACATTTTTAAATGGAATAACAATGAAGCTGTCCGTGTTGGTTTGTTGAAAGCTAAAAAATGGAAAGATAATAGGTTGTCTGTTTAATATTGTTTAACTGTTATTATTTTTGCCATATTACTTTAATATGTATTTTTGCTGAAAAATTTTATTGTATATGGATAATAAAGAGATTGTTTTATTTGATAGAAGTATTCGTGTTACTTCTGATTGGTATGTATGTGTGTCTGATACCCAGTGTGCGATAAATGAAGCTCGTAACAGGGTTGGTTTGAAAAGGTATAATTTCAGCCAGTGGTTAAAGACGCTTTACGTAAGTGACATGGTTTGCAGTATTAATGAGAGCGGCAAGGATGCTTTCAAGGTTGAGTTTGACAATGATTCGGGTAAGATAGAGCAGTATTGTCATTTTGGTGTGTTTGTTAATATGATTTTGTCGGCAAGTCCTGTTAGTGGTGTGCTAGACAACGAGGATTGGTTTAATGATTACGTTTGTGATGTATATTCCATTGACGGTCATGTTTATGAACACGCCAAGATACTTGCTGTTGGCGGTTTGTGGCGTTATACGACAAAGAATGCCAGGTTCAGTGATGATATCCGTATGATGGATGATATCATGTATTCCGTTCCCGATGGTGACAAGGATGCCGTGTATAGCCTGTTCTTTGATTTGTTAGGTACGTTTTATTACAATTGGGAGTTTGCGTTGCGTTATGCGAAGAAACTTCTTTTAGGGGATGTGGAGGAATGATTATGAGGTGCTTTGTTCGTTTTGTCATGTTTCTCATATACGTTGACATTTTATTTGTTCTTCTTGTGTTTATGGTTCCTGCCGAAATGGTGTACCGATGGACGAGTGGACGTAAGCCTAGAGGATATGTTTCATGCCTTTCTGATTTTCTAGGATATCCTGACGGTTATCGTTATACGTTTAGCGATTTCTTTAGGGATTTGAAACAGGGATGGCGTAATTTTAAGTAATGCCATGGCTAGTATTGATTATGAATATATATTTGCCAGTCTTGACACCGTGCTTGGGCTTCCTTTAAGGCGTAGGGGTAAGCGGTGGACGTTACCTGCCAGGATAAATCTGGAGAGCCATAGCAGGAAAGACAAGCTGGTTTTCTATATGAACAAGTCGGGCAGTATCACCGTTACCGAGCAGGGAGGTGATTCTGTCAACCTATTTGATTTTCTCGTGTCTTATCTTCCCGGTTGCAGCAGTGCTTCTGATGCTTTCAGGATTCTGTCAAGTCCTGACGGTTGCAGGATGAGTTTGAAGGATTTCTACGAGAGGGAGTATGATTCGGGAAGGCAGGAATCAAGGTTTGTTGATATGAAGTATGTTGACAGGCTTAGCGATGCCGGGCATTGGAAGGGTAATAACCTGTACGAGTACCTTTCAGGCGTTTTCGGTGTTGATTCCGTGAATGATGTGTTTTCAAGGTACAAGGTAGGATGTCTTGGAAAGGAATCCGCTGTGTTCTGGTATTCCGACAAGGATGGTAACGTGTGCCATGATAACAGGATAAGATATGAGGTGAACGGGCACAGGAAGAAGGAAGCCCATGCTTTCAGGAAGTTTACTACGGGCGAAGGATTTACCTATCGCGGTTATTTTAAGCCGTTTTTAGGGGAGTATTGCAGCGATGCGATAACTTGTATGGTTGAATCGGAGAAAACTGCCATAATAGCTTCTATGGCTTTTGGTAGCGGTTTTGTATGGACGGCTTGTGGCGGAATGAACCAGCTTGGAAATAAATTGCCAAAAAATGTTATTTTGTTCCCCGACTTTGATAATAAAGCTATATCTTTGTGGGGTGACAAAGGACGTGTGGCGAAATGGTGGGAATACCCTAGCCTGTCTTTTGGATTGAAGCATAACGATGATATCGGAGATGCTGTTATTAATAACTTGAATAGTATTAACGTTAAACAATTTAGGAAATGGATATTGGAATAGGAATTGATTTTAAGGAAAATCTTCTTTCATTGCGTAATTATATCTCTTTGGGATTTAGTTGTGATGATATTGATTTCAAGAACGCAGCTATTGCTTCCATTGATAGAATGATGGAAGAAGTATTGGATGAGCATGATGTGAATTTCTTTGACGCATTGCAGAATGTTATTGACAACCTTGATGAGATTAATACGGTAAAGGATGTTCACGATATTTGCTGTGAATTTTACTATATCATGGATGAGAACGAGCGTGTCATGCACCGTGAGTTCTTTGAAAAGCTGAAAAAATATCGCGAAAGCAAGATTGAACGTATTGTTCCTTTGAAGGAAAAAGACTGCATTGTCATGGGTAATAAGTATGTTGAATTAAGTAGTGGTAAAGAGTGTGTAGTTGGCAGTATTATCCACATGCTTAGTGAGAATGATAAAATGATTAAAGATGCTGTTTTGTATGTAGACCATCTTGGTCAGCGAATAGCGTGTTCTGCTGATGAGTTTAGGAAAAAGTTTGGGGTGAGGAAATAAGGCGTGTTATGGCTAATAAAGGAGAAATAAGAATTGACGGTAAGGTGATGGGAAAGGATTACGGTAGGTATTTCTATTCTCCGCGTGGTAATATGTGGGCTGTCACCTTGTGTACGTATGACTGTGATGATGGTCGTATGTTTGAAAAAATAGAGTTGTATAGAACGAAGGATCAGGCTAGGGAAGCTGCATTCAGATTAAACACGGATGTTAAAAATGGATAAAGTAAAATTTGTAAAATTAAGACGGGATGCAGTTCTTCCCGAAAAAAAAACTGATGGTGCTGCCGGGTATGATTTGTATGTTCCTGACAACACGTTGATTAGAAAAGGTCGTAATCTGATTAAACTTGGTATAGCCATTCAGATGCCATCAAATATGAAGGCTATTATCAAGCCGAGAAGCGGATTTTCCCTGAAAGGTATTATTGGCGTTGACGGGAAGTATCATGACGCAGATGTGTTGGATGGTGTTATTGATTGTGATTATACAGGTTGTATCGGTGTTATAGTGAAGAGTTTTGAGAAAGAGCCTTTCTATATTGCCGCAAAGGAGCGAATTGCTCAGCTGCTTTTCAGTAATTATATTGAGGTTGAATTTGTTGAGGTTGAAAGCCTTGATTCAACGGATAGGGGTGATGGAGGTTTTGGTTCCACAAATAATGCAGAGAAATGAGAAAGAAATTTTTATTATTTTTTGCTATTTCTTCAATAGTATTATTGGGGTTGTGTAGTTGTTCCAATGATAAGGATGATGAATACAAGGATGCTATTATCGGGACATGGGAACTTGTTCAGGTGAAAGTGGATGGTAGATGGTATCCTATGATAAGACCTACTTACGCTAAGTTTAATCAGGATGGTACTTATGTAGGAAGGGGGTATTTTGGGAATGGTTACGGTACTTATGATATATCTGGTAAAATCATTACATGTTATGTTGATGGATATGAGTACGTAAGATACGAGGTTGTTGAACTGATGTCCAATACATGTACGTTGAAGATGATGATGGGAGGTGACAGTATGGATATTAAATGCGAAAAACGATGAAAACAAAAAAGATAAACAAGATTTACGACAAGGGTTATGATAGTGTGCTGAACAAGTATTTTATCTTAGCCATGTTTGTTGAGTTTGGTGAAACGAAGTATGATCGTATTTTCTTTTCTGATAAGAAGGATGCGGATAACATAAAAGTTGGTGATTTGTTATGATCGGAGTTACGTTGAACAGCAAGGTTAAAATTATAAACCGTGATAAATACATTTCACTTCACGGTGAAGATTCTGTAAGCAAGTCAAATGTATTCGGAAAATTTGTCACTGTTAAATACTGTTTTGAGAATGGTGAAAAGTTTCTTTGTGCGGATGATCAGGGTAAAGAGTATATTCTTTTTTCGGATTGTATTGCTTATGTTGATCATGTTAAGGAGAGAAGCATCCTTGATGAAGCAAAGGATATCCGTAACAACAGCAGACAGTCTGACTATGGCGATGCAGTAGTCAATTTTGAAAACATTTCCAAGATGGCTTCTTTGATTACTGGAAAGGAATTATCTCCTTATGACTGTGTTGCTGTACAGATAGCTGTAAAGCTATGCAGGCAGGGATTCCATAAAAAGCGTGACAATATGGTTGATTTGGCTGGTTACGCTGATATAATGCAATTAATAGTGGACAAGGAGAATGTGAAAAATGGGGAAAAAGGCTGACAACGCTTTGATTTTTAGGAGAGTTCTAGCGGCAAGCGGACTCTCCGATACTGATGTTAACAGGAAAAGCAGAAAACATGATATTGTTATGAACCGTGCGCTTGTGTGCTGTGTCATGCGTGACATGGGTTTAAGTATGTCTGATATTTCTGATTTCCTATGTATTGACAGGAGTAGCATATACAATCTTTTAAAATATTCTTCTGAACTTGACGAGAGAGTAAGGGAGATAAAATTTAGGATAAAGGAGGAAAGGTAATGGGTTTGAATAAAGGATGGGGTAAACTTCCCCTTAGTAACAATCTTCTTATTGACGATGAAAAACAGAAGAAGATTGATATAGCAAAGCATATTGATGATGCGAATGAGATGGAGTTATGGGCTGCGTCCGCTTATGTCATAGATACCAATCCTGTCTTGTTTTACAGGGCTACACACGTTGTTGACGAGGGTATGTCAGAGCGTTCTTTGCTTATGAAAGCCAAGCAATGGGTTAATTCTCCAAGAATAACCCAGATTGTCAATTATGCCAAATCTTCCATGCTTGCTTCCGATTATGTGACACCATCTATGAGGCGTGTATTGGAAGGTGAGAATAAGGAAAAGACAAAGACTTTGATAAACAAGGATAACCTTGAATTTGAAGATGCGATAAGCCTTATAGAAAGTTTCCTAAAGCGTTCTGATATAGACACTGCTGATTTTAAGGATGTGAAAGGTGCACTTGATATGCTTGCAAAGTTCAAAGGTTGGCTTTCTGATGATGATGCTAGTGAAGATTTCTACGACAAGACCACCATAGCGTTTTTCCCATACGATTGCGACAAGTGTGTCCGTGCCAAGGCAGGGTTATGCAACAAGTGTGTATATCATCGTGAATCAACAGGCGATCTTAGTGATGATGAACGTAAATGGATAAAGGAAAACGATACATGGAAAGGATAGTCTATGTCGGTAAGGAAAGCCACTAATTTGACGGTAAGGAATAAAGAAAGGGAAAGGCGTGTAAGGGAAATAGAGGAAGAGGGAGTATTTGATTATTACCATAAATTTACTCCTGTCCAGTTGTATAGGTATCTTTCACCTCTATGTAGTATTGATGCGTTACGGGTATTACGTTTGTGCGTATTATCCGCACAGAGGGGAGATAATATGATAACGTTGAAGTTTATAAGGAGGCAACTGAAATACAAACCTAGACGTTCTGTTTTTGATTCATTGATAAATGCCGGATTGATAGTAGAACCAGTTCCTAATGTTTTTTCCTGTACGGTGAAGGTGAATGAGTATTCTCATATATTGAGCATGATGCGTATTGATGATAATGCTCCCGATGTTGTAGATGTGGATGATTTAAATTGTTATAAAGTTGTAGCAGAGGATAATATTAGTTACCGTGTTGTTAGCAAACGGGGTAGTGTTATAAAGAGTTTCGCTGAAAAGAGTGAAGCAAGCAATTATCTTGACGAACTGTATTTTCCTAAAGGTGAAGATGGTGATGTAGAGGCATTGTCGAAAGAGGAAGAGGAAGAATTAACCATTTGATTAACTATTTTTAATATTGTTTTCTGTATTAGTTTATTTTTTAATATTACTTTTGTCGCATGAGATATTGCTATGATAAAGAACGGTATGATTATCTTGTCAACGAGATTTTAAAATGTGGCAAGATACTTAAAGAGAACACCACTAACGGTAAGGAAGTTAGCTGGAAGGTTTTCTGGATAAGGGTGGACGCTCACAAAAGAAGGCTGTCCGCAATGAGAGAGTTGGACAAGATTAAGGAAGAAAAATATAAAAAATAAAAAAATGGATTTAGTATTAAATTGTAAAGTAAAGAAAGTAGGTCAGTTACAGACTGGTACAAGTAAGGCAGGTAATCCTTGGCAAAAGAGAAATTTTCTCGTTGAGGAAATTGGTTCTATGTATGCCAAAGAAGTGTATTTCTATGTAATGGGCAACCTGTGTGATCTTCAATTGAAAGAGGGTGATACCATTACTGCCCATCTTGAAATCAGAGCAAGAGAATACCAGGGTAAATATTACAATGAAGTTGGGTGCTTTAAGATAGATATGCCGCAACCAGCACAAGCTCCATCACCTGTACCTGTTCAGCCTGAAAGACGGGATGATTTGCCATTTTAGTATTGCAATGCTATCAGAAATGTGTGGTTTTTGCTTATATTGATTAAATTCTTGTTTTTGTTTGCGGATGGAGGTTTATCTTTTTTGCCATATTTCGGGTTTTCCTCCATCCGATTTTTTTGTAGTTAATAATGAAACGAATAAAGAGTGAATATCCTTTAGCTGATATATTTAATTTTGTGTTGGGCAAGTTATCCGTTTTGGAATCTATTTCTAAGCCTGTAACTTTCTCTTCCCGTGATAATGCTATCCCTGCATTGTATTACGATGTTGTATTGTATGAAAAGTATTTGAATGATACAATGTCTAAACTTACAGGATGGATTGATGTTATCAATGAATATAAGTCTGTTGGCTATGATCATTCTAGGTTTGTTGAGATGAAAGCAAACGAGTATAAAGAAACATGGCTTTTTGATTCGGAGGATGATATTCCATATTTTTCTTTTAAAAGTTGTTTGGTTTGTGAAGATTATAGGGATATCGTCTTAAATTGCTCTGATGATGATATTGCAAGCATGATGAATGCAGTTAGTCTTATGAGCCGTTTTGATATCTGTGAGTTCTTCAAAATCCATTCATACAAAATTGAGGAAGATGGAACTATACATGAGAGAACTTTTGCAGACAAGGAGATGGATAAGGCTTCAAACAGCGTGATGATTGATGATGTCCGTTCTACTATTATTTACGCTAACAGGAAGATTCATTCTTTGGTTGACTACATAAAGAGCATTGACGAGGATAAATTTGACGAGAGCGTTGTGATAAAGATAGAAAGGGATATATTTGAAATACTTATGGATGGGGTTGTATCATGACAAATATGAAAAAATCAGCAATAAATCTTATGGAAGAATTTATCCATGAAGCAACTCCCGAATTAATAATAAATGATTGTATAAATTTTGGAATAGAATTAGATAATATAACTAGTGCTACTCCGAATAAAGTAAAGGAATATATTGATATGAAAAAGTATATTGGAACAAAACAGATTGAAGCAGAACCTATGACAAGAGGTGATGCGTGGGGAAAACACCTTCTTAGAGAAAAACCGTCAACGGAAAATTTTGACGATGAGGGTTATCATGTCCGTTATGAAGATGAGTACGAAAGTTGGATCTCGAAAGATGTGTTTGAAAAGGCATATAAGATTGCAGAAACACCAGTTGACCGTATGCAGATAGAAGCCGAAGAACTCAATGGAAGATATGTAAAGTTGGCCGCTTTCATAGATTCAGGGAAAATGGATGAAGTCGTTAATGATACATACAACAAGTGTTTGCTGGAAATCCAATGCGGCACAATGTTCGACTATATACGCCTTCTTGACACTCGCATACAACGTATGCAAGGCTCTGATAGCGCAGAAGTGCGGAAGATGAACTTTGGTATGGCTATTATGGCTCTCAAAGCAGGTTATCCAATTCGTAGAAAGGGCTGGAACGGGGAAGGATTAATGGTATTCAAACAGGTTCCAGCTCATATAGAGAGTGATGTTATTCCAAAGATGCAATCTCTTCCGCAATCAGCAAAAGACCTTATTCTGAAAGGCAAAGGATTCATTGACTATACAAGCCAGTGTCTTATTTACAATGAGAACACCGGGCGTGCTGATTCATGGGTTCCGTCTATTAGCGATGTGTTTGCCGATGATTGGGAGATTGTTGATTAATACCTAATTTTATTTAAGGCTTAATTCACAATAATTATTATATTTGTACCATAAAAGATCATTAAAACAACATTTGTCTTATGGACTGTTGTTTGTATTTTAAATTTACGCATAAATTTAATAAGGGGTAGGGATGGTATAGTCCTTTCCATTTATGCTATAGCCACCCCTTATTTACTAAACGTATGAGAAAAAAAGAACTTCTTAAAAAATTGAGAGAATATCAGTCTTGGCGGAAAGGCGCTGATATTCCCATGATGCCACCATCCGAAGTAACTAGGATGATTGATTCTGCAATAACGGTTATAGAAAAGTCTGATACAAGCAAGGCGAATGCCGTGCTGTTTAAAAAAGAAGTTATAGACAAACTTCACATTACTGTTGGTGCTATGATTTTGGACGGGTATGACGAGTTTGATTCCTGTGTGAAATGTGTTAATGATTTAATACGTGAGTTAGATGAAAATTAATTTGTTTGTAAACGGAAATTTGGTGTGCGACCGAAGCAAAGCGAGGGAGCACAGAGGGCAGTCTAGCTGCACAGAGGGCAGTCGAAGTTATAACACTATGTGGTGAGGAACTTCCTAGTGATTATGACATTTCTGATGCTGTTATAATTGATGGCGATATTCATTGTCGTAGTATCAGTTGTAATGGCATTGTTGTTTGTAAAGGTTCTTATACCGTTATAGAGGAAGGGGGCGATTATGGGTCACTCTAACGGTAAAATCACCGCACCTGTCGGGTTGGATAGTGATGTATATCCTACTCTAGGCATCGGTCCTACTAGTGATGGTTATGATTTGGGATATGCGTGTCTTAGCGAAAAAATTAATATGTGGAGTTATATAAAACCCAAAGAAGCGTCTAGTCCTTCATTTGACAACGCTAGTTTACCTGGTATAGTTTACGATTCTGTAAATAAGAAATTAGTATATGATAGACCTAAAACATGGGCTAGGCTTACTGATTTTGATGGATACGATCATGGGGCTAAACCTCTTACAATAGATAAAGATATTCTAACTAATCCTGTAGATGCTACAAAGACAACGTTTGTACTTACAATTTCACCATATTGGGCTGATTCTAGGTATAATTGGGGTAAAATACTTGGGGGATTTACTTGGTCTAATATGAAGATAAAGGTGGAAGTATATAATCAATTAAAGACGTTGGTGGATTCTGGAGTTTTCGTTGTAAGTAGTATTGATAGTACAGGAAAAATTTCAATTACCCTTAATCGCAATAATCTCATATCTATGGGGGATACCTATATTTATATTAAGGGTTATTTTTGTGATTACAGTGGAAATGTATTATGCTTAATCCCTACTACATCTGACGGATTTATTCGTAAGCCGATAGTGGTTACACAAAGTCTTTCTATTACACTTGGAGATACAACAGCCAACGCTTCTGGATTCTCTGTTTACGGACAGTTGACAAATGGCTCTACTTCTTCTAAATGCAGATTGAACATTACAAATAACACTTCTAGTGATTACGTTGCTTCATCCAGCAGACCATACGCTAGATATAGATGGAGAGCGAAAGATGGATCTTATACAGGTCAATGGTCAGGTAATATATTGATGCCTTCGTGCACAAATATTCCTAAATCATTTACACGTAATGATGTGGTTGATGCTGGAAATCCCCCGTCTTATGGTAATGTTACTCAATGGTATGTTGATTATCAAGTTATTATGTATTAAACACCGGATATAATATACACAAACAATGGGCATGGAACGGCAGCTTAGGTCTGTCTGTGTGTATTCTGTATTGCTCATCAATGCAGAACTGGCATGGATTTTTAGACGTTACTGCTGTCCTCCATCCCTTGAAATTTGGAATGTTTTTCCATGAGTTGTAATTTGCTTCATTGAAAATACCTAGAATCATCTGCTGTTCTATAACATACAACTGGCTTATACCGTTTGTAGCATATCCTCTACCGTAGTGTTTCTGTTTGCTTGGTGGAATAAATGATACGTTATATGGTGATGATATGTTGTTCCATATCTTCTTTTGAACCTCATCCGTTATTTTCTCTATATTGTTCGTTTTTGTGGACAGCAATGTATTGGCAAGATATACTTCAACAACAGCGCGGAATCTGTTTGTATTTGTATTTATTCTCTGCTTTGTTGTTTCTCCACCGTATGTCCTTTCCATATATTCCTTAATGCCGTTGTCCGTCATTGAAATATACTCCCATCCAAGATCATCGTTTAGTTCGAGTGACAGCTTATTGCTTTCCAATACATATTGGTATATGTCGTTATATATATCCTCACGGAACTCTTTGGTCAGTTCCAGCACTTTTTCTTTTTGGCTATCCGGGAGTTTTGATATTGACTTGAATGATTTAGCCCCTGCCAAAAGAAATACGGACAGAAGGTCTTTAGAGAACTTCTCCGCACGTTCTTTGGTTGACGATTTGATACCGTTCGCAAGTCTTTTTACCTGGAAGTAATAGTCTGCAATCTTAGATATTTCTTCTTTGTTGATCATTGGCTTCTACTCTTTCTGTTATACCGTTTGCTACCATGTTTATCATCAAACTCTTGAAATCGCTTTGACTGTACACCTTTTGCCCAATTGATGCTAGAGTTTGAAATATGACAATTTGATTCTCGTACAAAACCTTTTGGTTCTGTATGATAGCGTCAAGTTTCGATAATATTTCTCTTTCGTTGTCCATAGTGCAAAGGTATGTATTTTAAATAAAAAAGGCAACAGTAAAGATTCACATCTGCCTGCTGCCAAGTAAAAACATCGTAATGGTTCATTTAGATAGTGCAAAGTAACAAAAATATGTTTTACATATATATAACCAAGCTAAATTTTTAATTAATGTTAACATATTAGTTCACGTTTGCATATAAAAAAGCAAGAGAACAGATTGAGCCTTTCTCTTGCCTAAATGAATAAATCTAAAAAATGCAATATGTTACTGCTAGTTATATTAATTTAAGGCATTTTGGAAATTGTTGAGGTTGTCAAAATCTATACAACCTCATTAAATATAATCTTTAAATAAGTTTTACTTTTTGCAGTTAAATCTGCACATCTAAATATCAACTAGCCTAATTATTACATTGCAAATATAATACTTTTTTGTATATTTGCAATGTATCAATAAATAAAAAAATCATGGAACTATTAGTAGAAAGAAAATGGTGTAAGCCTGATTATACTATAGGACGTTTGTATATTGATGGTGAGTTTTTCAGTAATACGCTTGAAGATCGTATCGTTGACGTGAATAAGAACGGAGTGTTTGATGGAAACGAGAAGAAGGTTTATGCTGAATCTGCTATTCCTTATGGAAGATACCAGGTTATATACAACTGGTCACCAAAATTCGGGCGTAATATGCCAAGACTGTTGAATGTTCCTCATTTTGAGGGTATTCTTTTTCACGCTGGGAATACAGCAAAGGATTCTGCCGGGTGTATTCTTGTTGGAAACAATACATCAAAAGGCAGACTTACCGAATCACGCTATACTTCTGACAAGTTGAACAAATTGATTGACGATGCGATAAAGCGTGGCGAACAGGTTTGGGTTACGATTAAGTAGTGTGTTATCTCATCAATCATGTGTTGAAGGAGTTATGGGAGCGATGTTTTTGTCGCTCCTTGCTTTATAGTAATAACAGATGTACAGTGCTATACTATTCTCGCCAATTTTCCATCGGACGGTTTTCCGCCAAACAGGTGATTGATGTATGCAAGACCTTTTTGTGTGCATAGAACAACCATCACGACAAAACCTGGGTGATTCTCTCTTGGAATAGGTTTTTCTTTCATCTCGAAGTACCCAGCATCAATATACTTCTGCTTTGGCTCGTTTCTGTTAGTAAAGAATACTCCTGCTTCACGAAGTTTCTTGAACAAAGAGTTTCTCCCGAAAGGCAAGCCAAGTATCTTTGCCGCCTGTCCTATATCGCATTTGCCTTCCATCGCAAAGGCTTTGTCGGCAAAGTCGGCTTTCGGCTGGAGCTTGGAATTTTGCTGTTCAAGACACTTAATCTTTTCCTCCGCAATCTCTATACGTTTCTGTAGAATCTGCTGGGAGCGCATCAAGATGTAATCATCATCCTTTAGTAGGGCTTCCCGTCTGTTGAACTCATTGATGAATCTTTCCTTAAACTCTCCGGCTTTTGCCCCAGTGTAGCCCATGACAAGGAAACTAAAACCGTCCTTTGTCATTTCATAAGCGGTCTGTTCTCGATTTCTACTATCGATGTAGGTAATAACGCCAAAATTGGCGGCATTAAAACTCGCTGAGCATGAAAGACTTTCAATGTCTCTGACTACTTTACTATGTTCTTTCCCGAACACTTCCGCAACAAGTAACGAAGTAGTCACATCGTTGCCGTTGCTGTTTTGAAATACTAATTCTGCCATAATCTGTGAACATTTAAGATTATAAGAAATTATATGTGGCAACTTTATCAAAAAGAAAGCGGTTGCACTTTACGCTGTTCACAGATGGCGCATTCGCTACGAGAGCAAATACTATAATCTTACGTAAAGGCAACCGCCAATATCCAATAAGGGCATAAAAAAAGCCCATGTATGATATGAGCAACTTAACCGCTTGCTTAACGTAACGAATGCAATCGTCATCTGTGAACGGTACAAAGTTACGCAAACTTTCCATACTACCAAACGAAAACAATATTTTTTTTGAAGGCTTTGTCGGCGAAGTCCGCTTTGGGCTGTAGTTTCTCTATTTGTTTCTGCTGCTTTTTATTCTCCAAAGCCAAGCGTTCTTTCTCTTCTTCGGCTTGTATTACCATTAGTGCAAGCTCCTTCCGGGAAAGTTCATGTTTGTTTTCCTCACATGCGATAAAATATTTTCTAGCTTGCCTTCCCCGTTCGTTGTTTTCAATCATAGATAGCTCTTTTGCCATACTGATTGACAGAGCATATTCGATTCGTTTAGTAGCTCCTATTTCTCGCTCCACAATTTCGGTGAATGATTGAAAATCAACACCTTCAATAAAATCATAAGATTTAATGCGATCTTTAATCCATGTTGAAAAATCCCTTTTACTTTCAAGAAAAGAATGCAAATCACGTGCATTAACGGCTTTCTTACCGTTATTATCACTAATAGGAATAAGTTCATTCGTTGTGACGTTCATATTTTAACGAATTGTGATAAAAAGAAACCCTCCGTAGGTGTGAACGTCACAACATACGCAGGGCATAGAAGTCGCAGATTGTTTCCTTTCTGCCACCTTAGAGGGATTCTTAATATCTTGTACAAAATCTGTTCGATTTATTTTGCCAAATATTATTATGTTATGACGTTCACCACAAAGAAAAGCATAATTTGTGATATATCAAAACTTTGTGGTGTTTTTTTTCTACATCAATCCAAGAACCATACCAACTGCTCCCCAGAATACATCTCTCCATTCGGGCACCCCTTGTCTAAGCCACTTATCGTAGACAATTTCTTTTCCTACAAGGAGGAACAAGGTTAGTGCTATTGCTGTCCATACGGAGAAAAACCATTGCGCCACGCTCACTACAAGTATTCCTGCAATGAGGTGTTCCATTCCGTCAACTCTCAAATTGTTAAGGCATATATAGTCCAATGCCCTTCTTAGGTAATTATACACATGTATATTGACGCTTCACCGCCCCGGCTACTGCCGACCACTCCACGTCCTCAACCCCTTCTACCAAGGGTGATATTAGTCCGAACCGTTTGATGTTTACCGAAGCGAGAATGTCACGATCATTGTGCCTTCCGCATTTCGGGCAAACCCATTCACGGTCACTGAGTTTCAATTCACTATTAACGTATCCGCATATACACGTCTTGGAACTTGCTTCAAAACGTCCGATACGTATAAGGTTGCGTCCATACCATTCGCACTTGTATTCAAGCTGTCGGAAAAACTCGCTCCATGAAACGGATGATATGGATTTTGCAAGACGGTGGTTTTTCAACATACCCTTTACATTCAAATCCTCAATGATTATCGTTTGGTTTTCACGGACAATCTTTGATGTGACTTGATGCAGGAAATTGTTGCGTTGGTTAGAAACCTTCTCATACTGTCTTGCCAGGATTTTTCTTGCCCGTTCTCTTCGGTTGGAACCTTTCTTTGTCTTTGAGAATCTTCTTTGCAACACCTTTAGCCTTGCTTCCGATTTCTCAAGATATTTGGGATTGGCATACACATCACCGTTTGAACAAACTGCAAAATCCTTTATACCGACATCTATACCGATAGACGTATCATATCTGACAGCAGGCTTTACAGGTATTTCCTTTCCATCGTCAACAAGGACAGAAATAAAATATTTACCTGTTGGCGTCTTGCTTACCGTTACAGAACATACCTTACCGTCAAACTTCCTGTTTGGAAAGAATTTAACCCATCCAATCTTTGGAAGTCTTACCTTGTTGTTGTCAAGATCAACAGACACCGTATTTATAGCTTTGTATGACTGTCTGCTGTAATGCTTCGCCTTGAAATTTGGGAAGCCTGCCTTTTCACGGAAGAACTTCACGAATGCGCTGTCCATATTTCTTATGGATTGTTGCAGGCACTCGTTTGATACTTCCGAAAGCCATTCCTTCCCATCTTCCTTTTTAAGTTCTGTAAGCATCTTAGCCAGTTCAACCCATCCTATCTTCGTCTTGTCACGCTGATACGCTTCTATACGTTTGCCAAGCATATAGTTATATACAAACCTACAACACCCGAAAGATTTGTTGAAGAAAACAATCTGCTCAGGAGTAGGATTAAGTCTATATTTATATGCTCGTTTCATATTGCAAATATAACTATAAATTAAATTATGACATAACTAATTTAGTTAAATAGTGTTTAATTAGCTATAAATGCCTTTCATTATTTTCTTCTATCACCCTAGCTTCCATATCGTTTAATCTTCTGTCTTGTTCGTCCATTCTATCATCTTCGTTATTTGCTGAGAAGTCACTTTCTTCTCTTGCTGTCTGTAATGATATTATTCGGGAGTTTACAAGCTGAACGAGTGTATTGTTCCATTCGGAGAAATCTATGTATGAGTATGGTTCTATGGTAGCGTTTATTCTTAGGGCGTTATAACCTGTTGCGTCACCTTCCATTACTCCTACATAGTATTTGAATATATTGGCCATGTCATTTATGGCTGTATTCATCATTTGTGCATCACTTCTCGCCCATTCCATTTCAGGCTCGTAATACATTGCCGTTGTTCCAGTAGGTCTGTCGCCTGATGATGATTGCATTGGCGGAACGACACCGCTCCCGTCAAGTATCCCGTTATATATGTTATCTATTTCGGTGAACAGTGAGTTTGAAGCATCCATCTTACCCATGAACTGTGCATCATCTTCTGCTCCTACACGTAAAATGGAAGTTCCTCCCAATCCGTTTCTTTGAATGTTTATTCTTCCGTTTGTCTTGATAAGTAGCATTTGGAATGCCTGTCGTGTGTTATATTCTCCTATCATGGACATTAGGAACTCGAAATCGTCTATCAAGTCCTGTACTGCCCCCCAAAATGGAAGTTCAAGACGTAGATATACTACAGGTATAAATCCCAGGTTATGGAATTGATGCAGTTGTATGATATTCCCGTTCTCGTCAATATCCGTTGCTATATCTCCGTTGGAATCCAGTGTATAAAACTCATCTTTAGTCCATACATCGACAAGTGTGTCTGTATGTTCTTCTCCATCAGCCGATATATATGTGGTTGTATATTCTCTTGCGAAAGCTATTCTTTCGCCTCTTCTGTTTTTATGCTCATATAGTATATCTCCTTTTGAGTAGCTGAAAGACCTGTATTTTATCTCGTCCTTATCCTTATATATATATATGGCAGCATCCCCTACCTTTCCGGCTTCGCTTATAAGTTCAAACTTGGCTGTTTCCATGAGAGAATCAGTCCAGTATTCCTTGTATGTTGTCAGCTTATCCCTGTTCTGCTGGTTTGACGCGCTTTTTTTTATCTGGAATTTAAGAGGATTGGTACACAGGTGTGATACCCTTTTCTTATGTATCATCCTTTGGAGAGGGAATGCCCGTCTTTGCAGTACGTAGGGAGTTGATGCCGATTTCTTTTTTCTTTTCTGAGCACCTACATTCGCGCTTTCATCATCCGATGATGTGGCATCATCGTCTGACGGGATACTGTCTTTCCAGTCGGGTCTGTTGTGTATATAATGTCCTGATGTATCCCATTGCGCTAGGAAATCATCCTGTGACATATATTTGTATATCAAATTGGAGCGTCTTGGCTTTTTCTTTGTTCCTCCACCTCTCCCATCGTCACATCTTGACGGAAGTGCCACTTTGAACGGTTCTTTTCGTAATAAAACGTCTAATTTTAAAATTTCCATAGGTAATTATAAATATTTTAATTCATCCATTATATCGTTAGGTATGTCAATCATTACATCGCATATATCAAAATATGTCCTGTATAAAAATGTTCCTTCTATCAAGTCAGGAGAGCATCCTACAATCTTTTTTGCCTCCTGTTTTTTCAGCAGTCTTAGTTTCCCGTTTTCCCTTTCCACGTCACGTCTTATTGCTCTTCTCTGATCCATCAGTGCTTCCCGTATTGTTTTGTTCACATACGGTTTGTCAAGAAGTTCCGGGTTTATACTGAATCCGCAATATCCTAGGTTTGTTCCTTTTATACGTGTTACCATTTCATCGGCAAGCTGTGCCCTTAGATCGAAATAGAATCTTACAGGTTGATCATCCTTGCTTTTGTCTAGTCTTTTCGGAACACCTCTAAGTATTGCCAGGCTTTCGGGAAATGCGTCACGGAATGTCGGTGCTCCAAGACCGTCAAATGCCAGTCTGTTTTCACCGATTCCCCATTTCCGTAGATTGTTTCTTACCCATCGGTTCAAATCCCTAGGTTTTAATGTGTTTGACCATTCTAGGTCTTGTAAGTGATGTCCTATGAAGTGCCCCATTACACAAACGTCACCAAGACCGTATGCTATATCCAGTGTCGCACATTCAAAGTAATCGTCAAACACAGGCTGAGATGAGAACATTTCCTCCATTTCGTCACGGGTTATCCACTCGTTTCCCCCTTTTATCAGCTTCCATGAACCTAATGCGTTTATGGATACTTCCTGTGCTGTTCCTCCAAGGTTTTTCTGATAGTCGGGATTGGAAGCCATAAGTATCTTGTTATCTTCCAGCCCGGAAGCTATAAAGGTTATGCTCTTGATGTATCTTTTACAGTTTGTTTCGTCAATTTTGGTATTTTTACCGAATCTTGCGATGATATAATCTTTTGCCTGAGCAAATACTTCTTGTGGGCTGTCACCCCATGCTGTTTCATGTATAGTATCTCCATATTGAAAGAAATATCTTACCTTTCCCGATCTTTCCGGAATTGCTATTCCGTCATCGTCCACCCACCATGATACCAGTGCTCTCCAGAAATCGCTGTACGGGTTTGGATTGCACGCGCCTGTAAGACTTGTTCTTAGTCCTGATGATGAACGCAATATCGTTTGAAGGTAGTTTATGATAGGTTCTGTTGCCTGTGAGCACTCGTCTATCGCTACCTTGACAACGTTACCACCTTGTTGTCTGTCCTTAAATTCGTTTACGCCTTTTTCTCCCGACAAACAGGCATCACCGAAATAATCATATCGTATTTCACCTCCTGCGTCAAGTCTTGAAAGGCGTTTTGAATCAATATACTCACCATAAGGTTCAACCATCTTTGAAACCACCTTAAGGATACCGTCCGCTTTTTCTGCGGATGTCTTGTCCTTACGGAAAACAAGTGCGGAAAATGATGGATGGTTGCATGAACTCAATATATCCATTCCAAGGCATACGGATTTTCCTCCCCCACGATTCCCGTGAAGTATCTTTATCCCTGCCCTGTTCCTTAGAAATGCCTCCTGTGAACCTTTCTGTGGGGCAAGCATATTTACCTTGTACCCCTTGCTTCTTCTGTCCTCTATATATCTTTGGACGAAATCAAGGCTTTTATATGGTATGATTCCCCTTTTGCCATATCGTTTCAGCGATTTGACAACATCCTTAGTCTTTAATCCTCGGTATTTTAAGTCAATTTCTTCCATCGTTTTCTATGTATCCCGCAAATATAATATTTTTTTGGTAGTAATATAGAATATAACCCGAAGTTTTTAGGTAAAATAAAAAAGGCACTGGAATTTCAGTGCCTATATCGTTCTTTTTATTTCCACTGGCTCAAGCAATCTTGATGATCGCTTTTCACATTAGATTGAGTAGTGGGTGTCTTTTCATCATTTATTTTAGGTATAGGGGAGATGTTATTCTTTTTAATACTGACAGATATCTCCTTAATAACGATAAAAAACGAGTGAAATAAAAATGCATACAATAACACTGCGATAGATAAAAATATATAAATCCATCCATATCCATTAGACCTATATGAGCTTGATTCTACAATTCCCATAATAAGAAGTATTATAGATCCTAAGATATCAATGAATAATATAAACCCAGATATCATTGATAATCTGTTTTCGTGTTTAAACTGTCCATCTTCTGATGGGACGTTGTTAGGTGATACGTTGTTTTCCATACTTACATGTTTTTTTCTAGTGTTAACTGCTATTATAAATGCAGTTACAAAAATTATTAATATTATAATTAATTCCATTGTTTAATTATTTTCCCCATTCATTTATTAATTTAATTTCTTCAACAGGATGATCTGGAACTTTCCTACCAACAAATGAAACTAAAGAATTAGCAGCTACTTTTATAGAAGATGTAAAATCCGCATTTTTATCTTTTTTTGAAGCTACATTAAAGGCTCTCGCTGCCAGCATTATTATTTTAGGGTTAACCTTCAAATCAACTAGAGCATCATGTATTCCATCTTCTTTTATCATATATATATACTCGTAGTCAGTAATAGAGTATCCACCAAACTCATTTTGCGCTCTCATTGTGAATTTGGCTACATACAAAGAATCAAATTCAAACTCTTTTTCAAATTTTGATATACTGACAGAACTAGGATTATTGGCAAGCTCTTTAATTGTTGCCATCATTTGTCGTTTAGCTTTTGATTCTAGATTTTCTACTATTGTTTTCTCTTCTTGTTTGTTTTCTATTTTATTGTTTGAAGGAGATGAACAACTACTTACTAGAATAGCAGGAATTAACAATAACCACTTCATAATTTAATAGATTTATAATTTTGCAACAAAAATATAAATAATAAACTCCAAGCATACTCAATCTAAGTTATATTTATGTAATATTAACTACTAATCATTGATATGTAAATTTATATTTTTATATTTGCGGTGACAAAATGGATAAACAATGTTAATGACTTTAATAATTGTCGATAAAATTTTGTTAGACATTTATAACCAATTAAACGATAACCAATAAGGAATATAATCCTCACATGAAATTTTGAAATAGAAGTCTTTGATATTTTATACTATATTTGGACTATATCAAAGGCAATCAATCTTTTGTGCTATTAAACATTAAAAAAAACATCTATGAATCTATCTTTTATAGATATAAAATTGTTATTTTTGCAGACGAAAAAGCACTTTAAACTAGTAACATGTTGATATTTAGAATATTATATTAAATCCTATGTTTTCGTTTACGCAGGACTATTTTTATTTATAAAAAACGGAGATATGAAAGAATTAAATTTAAACAATCTTCTTGATTACAAGGAGGCTGTTGAGTATTTTGCAAACAATAAAATTGATAATGTTTTATCCAATAGTGGTAATGAACATGCTATTGTTATTTTTGATAACATATTCAAAACCGCAGAAAGAAATATTTGTTTGTATGCACAAGATATATTTTCTAATCAAAATGTTGTTACAGTTTCTCCGTCATATATAGAATCATTACAAAAATTTTTGAGCAAAGAAGGAACAAATCTACGTATTGTATTAAAAGATTATGATGAAATTAATTCTTGTAATTGTCTAAGAGATATACTAAAACAATATTATTCAAAAATAGAGTTGAGAAAAAATAGAAAAGGAGAAGTAAAGATTGGAGAAAACAGTGTGCATTTTTGCATAGCAGATGGAAGAATGTATCGAGTTGAATATGATACAAATACAAGAAAAGCAAGGTGTAATTTTAATGATAAGAATGCAGTAAGTAAGTATCAAACAGTGTTTAATCAACTTTTTGAAGCATCTACGCCAACTTATTTGTGATATGTTACATTCTTTTTGTGAATTTTCAGCAGTAATACAACTTGCAGCAACATTTAATTTGGGATGTATTGCTCTCTCTGGTCAAAAGAGTTTTGCACGTTCATTAGCCAACTATTTTTTTCGTGTAGAAAATTACATGAATGTGGAATTTAGAAGAATAAAGGAACTTATATCTACTGATAAAAGTTCCTTTGAAAATATGATTCCTCAAACTATACAAGGAAAAAATTATGAAGAAGAAATAAAATACTTGAAAAAGGAATTTGATAATCTTGAAGCAGAAACGAATCAGGTTTTGGATTATATTAATAAAGAGATAGATGTAAATTACACTCCTAAATATTTGGATAGTATTTGCATCATTCTTGGATTATACAGTCTGTTTGAGCTAATAATGTCTGTTTTTATAAAAATTGGAAAGGAATATTATATTTTGTCTTTTTGTACTTTGAATATTATAACGATATTATTTGTAACAATATGTGTTATTGCAGAAGGAATAAACTATTTTTTATTCTTTTCGAGAAGATCACCAATGGTTTTAAATTTTTATATGCAAGGAAAAAATGCTGTTTTCATATCTGTTTTTTCGTTATTTTTCGCATGGATATTCCCATGTATAAATCAACTATTTTGCCCTCAAATATATTATACAGATAACATAGGACGTTTTCATTTTTACATTGGACTATTATTACCTTTTGCAGGATTTTTCATTTATTGGATATATATACAAGTTCTTTCAAGAAGAGCTAAAAATTTTATACAGGAAAAATTCTCTCCTTCTATGAGAAAATTTCAAGGACTACACGATCGAAGAAATGAAATAGATACAATACTTACAGAATTTTCTATTAATAATATTCAATTTGAGAATAATGAATAATAAGTGAGTTAAACTCTCAGTGTTATTTGTTGTTATTTCGGTTTTTCTAGTTATCTTAGCAACTTGAAATATGGAACAAGTATAACCATTTGTAATGGTGTCTATTTGTTCCTTAATACCTTAAAGATTGATTATATGAGAGCACTTTAATTAAAGTGCTCTTTTTTTTATACATTAAAGCAAAAAAAACAATTATTACAGAAAAAATATTTTATCACTATGTAAAAGTTAATATGTTATATCAAGTTATATTTTTGTTGAATAAATTTGCTGGTTATCAGCTATTTTTATATCTTTATAGTATCAAAAAAGATACGAAATGGCTGGCAAAAAGAAGACATACCGCATCAAGAGGCTCAGCGAAAAAGAGTTTAAAAACAGTTTTGGTACGGAAGAACAGTGTATTGAAGCATTTGAGAAACTCCGATGGGGTGAGAACATCCAATCTCCATTTACAGGATCTTACAATGTAGCAAGACGTAAAAAGCCCGGCACATATCGTGACCGTACAATCGGACGAAATTTCTCAATAAAGACGGGCACATTCATGGAGAAATCAAATCTTCCATTATCTTTGTGGTTCAAAGCAGTATACTATTACTGTATTGAAACTAACGGAATATCATCATATAAACTAGCCGAACTTGTAGGTGTCACACAAGCTACAGCATGGTTTATGCACGCACGTATTGATACTTGTATAGAACAGCCAGACAGTTTTCTTCTTACAGAAGAGATATCTGCTGACGAATGTTATATAGGCGGCATTGATAAATGGAGGCATAGCAAAGAGAAGGAATACATGAACCTAGGAACTAAAACAGATTACAAGTCGGCTGTAGTAGGACTTTGGAAAAATGACGGTTCTTTCGTGTGGGCAAAGATTGTCAGCGATGTAACAAGTGAAATGGTCGCTGAGGAAGTTGCCCCAAAGTTAGCTAAAGGATGTAAGCTATATACAGACGAAACGGATATATACAATATATTGACGAATGATCTTCATTTAACAAAAGTCTGTCATTCGGAAGGTATATTTAGTATTGACGGATGCTCTTCAAACGGTATAGAAGGATTTTGGCATCACCTTAAACGAGAGATAAGCGGAACATATATTTCAGTATCGGAATACCACTTACAGCGTTATATTGATGAAAAGGTATTCCAGCAGAATACACGAAAGATGAACCGTATAGATAAAATATATGCGCTGTTATCAAATTTAGGCAGACCATTGACGCTTGACAATTTGAGGCAGCCAGGACGAAAGGGAAAAGAAATAGTTGTTGACGGAAGAATAATTATGAGAAAACCATGCGGAAGAATGAGAAGACAGATAATGTAAGATATGAAAAAATATTTGGATAAAAGGATAACACTTTACCTTCGTGGTATAAAGGCAATAGCTATATACCATGCTGACGAAGATTATTATGCACTTGATTTAGCAGGGGTAGTATATTCCTTAAAAACCAAAAAGGATGTTGAATCGAAATTTAATGAATTTGTAGACAGGCTTATATACAAGGAAACCCTTATCTTAAAAGAAATACTTACAGATCCAGATTATCAGAGAAGGGATTTTACCATGCTTGACTATTTCACGGCACTTATAAGCCGCGAGAAAGCCAAATCTGAACGTTCTCCAGAAAGCTATATGTGGGATAAGGTTGTAAGAGTATATGAAACAAAGAAATCACGCAAGAAAATACATGATATAAAGGAGCAGATGGAACTTATATGGGATGAAGTGCACATTATACCCAAAAACATAAAGAAAAAAGAGGAGGTGATAAAGGAAGAGTATCCCATAATGCCTGAATTAAAGATAGAACGTCCTAGAAAATATGATGGAATTGTGATAACTAAAGATCTTGATGAAGTGATCAAAGGATTCAAATACAAATACGGACTAACCCCACCTGTGCGAGTTGACGGTGATTCTATCATCATAAACATAGGGGATAATTCACTTCATATAATTCCTAAATACAAATTGGTTAATTACGTCATTCCAACTCATCTTACTACTATAAACCTTGTCTTTATATTAGGCAAAGAAGGGGATTTAAAACTTCAATATACAAAGCTAGGGAAATGGGTTATAAAATGATATCATTCCCTAGCTTTATATTTTAGGTAAAAATACTAGGTTATATTCTATATTACTACCATTTTTTTTAAATATTTTTTTTGCTTATACACATTTTTTAACTACATTTGCATCGGTAAGAGGTACTTACTGTGCGCAAAGGTCTTGTGCATGAATCACATAAAAAAAAATAAATAGTATATGGATGAAAATGTAAAAGTCATTTTTGAAGGTATCAAGAATGCGTTGGGAGAAAGTAGCTCCGTTATTACAGATCGTACAATCGAACAGACAATTAATGAGTTCTCAGCGTTCGCACCGCAGGAAAATGCGGAAAAGTTCTGGAATGAAAGTGTTGTGAATCATTTAAAGAACACTGTGGCAGGTCAGGTAAGAGCGTTTGCGTCTGATAAGCGCAAAGAGTGGGATACAATCAAGGAACAGGAGATATCCAACTTGAAAAAGGAATGGGAAAAATCACATTCGTCACAACAACAACAACAACAACAATCATCCGAACAGAAACAGTTTGAGTTGCCCGATGATGTCAAGGCTAAACTTGAAGAGTTTGAAAAGTTCAAGAAAGATTTTGAAGCTAAAGAGCAGGAGGAAAAGCAGAAGCAGATTGTAACTGAAAAGCGCAAGAAGCTGTCTGATTTGATTAAACGCCCGGAAGCGGGTATGCCTAACGAGTTGTTGCGCAACATCATTTTTGAGAACATTCAGATTTCGCCCGAAGAGGAAGATACAAGCATTCTTCTGAAAATACAGGGAAAGTACAATGAAACGTGTACTAAATACACAAAGGATGGCATTAATCCTTTTATCTCTGACAAGGGTGGTTCTAGCGATGTAAAGTCATTCATAGATAGAAAGAGAGAAGAAGATAAGGCTAACAAGGAAAACAACATTGTCAGCCGATATTACAGTAAAATTAACAAATAGTTTTTTAATTATGAAAGCAGGAGTTCTTGCAACAAGTTATAGTAAGATTGGTGGCGCAAGACATATCTTTTCTGATGATACGTCTTTGCACGTACTGTTGGTAGGATGTAACGTTCCAGTAGAACGTATGCCTACAGTTGGGAACAAACTTCCGGCTGGCACTATGATTAAATGCGATTCCTCAAAACAGAATGGCGGTGATATTCACTATTCATTCAGAATGTACGAGAAATCGGATTCTGGTGCTACGGTAAAAGTTGAAAAAATCATGGGTAATACAGTTGCCAAGGTTGGCATGGTTGTCGGTAAAGCACCTACTACTGCCGCAGGTACTACAACTGGTTATACCATTAACGCTATTGATTCGTCTCATGACGAATATGACATCCTTACATTGTCCGGGGATGCAGGTAAATTGGAATTGACCGATATTTTGGTTGAAGTTACACAGGTTGGTGCTAGCGCAAAATTCAAGGTTATTCCTAATGCTATCCTGCCTTATGATGTTGACACCATTCCAGGTACCACTCTCTATCCTTTCAACGGTGCATGGATGGTGACAAGTGAGATTTTGGAAAAACGCATTCCGCCCGTAGCTTCGGCAATCAAAAAGGCGATGAAGGATGATGAATCATATCCTTGCGTTTTCCGTTACACATTGTATAACTAATTAAATTTTTTGTTTTATGCAAAGATCGACATTTAGTTTCTATGATTGGCATTTTTCTGGGGAGATGCAGGAACTTATGGATTATGCCAATCAGAAATTTGATAACGAAAACTGGAGAAGCTACGGAGATTGGGATGTTCCTCAGATGAGTAAATCATGGAATGTCATGGTTGACGAATACACACAGGCTACCCGTCCTGTAATGCTGGCTCCTTTGGCTGAAAAGCCTATCATGGATACTACGGGATTTGAATGGTATTCTGGCCGTATTCCGAAGATGGGTCACGCCATTCAGTTTATGGAAACCGATATTCAGGAGTTCTATGAACTTGACATTCCGCAAGGTGCATTGCTTGACAAGATCCGTGAGAAGTGGTACACAAAGATGGAAGCGTGTATCCAAGGTTTCCATACCGAGTTGAACTGCATGACTTATCAGGCTCTTTCTACAGGTATGCTTAACTATACAGCTAGTGGTACCAACTCAATCCCTGTTCAGATTGACTATCGTGTTCCTGCAAAACACAAGTTGAAAGCGTTGAAGCAGAAATGGTTTAGCGATACTGCCTGGACACCGAACGAGAATGCAGATCCTATTAAAGACCTTCAAAGAATGTGTAAGATTGCCGACAATGACGGTGTACCATACGACCACTTTGAAATGTCCAAGGATTTGTATGACAACTTCCTGATGCACCCGAAAGTGACAGCAGCAGTACAGGCTCGTCTTGTTCCTGCCGCAGCATCTACTACAATCTATCCTATGAACAATCAGGAGATTGTTGATGTGCTGATGAAGGTGTTCTCTATTCCTGTGATTATTCCTGTTGATGAAAAATCAAAATGGAACAAACTTGGTGTGATTGAGGAAGCCAAACCGTCTTTTGAAAAGAACACCGTTGTTCTTGTTCAGAGCGGTCAGTTCTTCCGTATCAAGAACTCACCGTCAATGTATTTGCAGGATACCAACCCGGCTGTACGTATTTCTTCTTTGGAAGGAGGACGTATCGCGTTCTTGCATCAGTATTCTTCCGAACCGTATGCAGAAAAGAGTTCAGGTGAGTTGTGGGCATGTCCTGTGATGAAGAATCCGAACAACCTTATCATTATGAAGGTTGACGAACAGTCAAGTACGGGATTGTAAAAGGTTGAACCATGAAGGTCATTATTGATATAAATGGCGAAGGCACAGCAAAGGGCGCAGGGGAGTATTTCATTGGAGATACTCTCACGCTCCAAGCTATTCCCGAAGAAAGTGTAGAGTTCGGATACTGGCTTATTGCCGACAATGAAACATTGAAGCCGGAAGATAGACTGAAAGTTTCGGATAATCCGTTTACTATTCAAGTTACCCCTCAGATAACAGCAAAGGGTAACATGAAGGTGGAAGCATATTTCTATATGTCTATGCGTGAATATCTGAAAGCACAGATTGACTATGAGTTGAAAAACACATCGTATATCAGTGTTGCCCAGAAATGGGGATTCCGTTTGTCTGATGATAGCCGTGAAACGTCTGAGATGAAGAAGGATTTGGCTTATGCTGATTTGTTGCTCATTGTTTGTACTGCCCCTTCAACGATACAGGGAAAGACAAAGAAAGCCGGAAACTGGTCAATTACCGACACAAGCAAGACTATTTCTATCAATGACAAGAAAAGATTGGAGCAACGCGCAAAGGATTTATACGCCAAATGGGGTTTGAATTTGGATGTTGGAACAGATGTTGAAATAACTAGATTAAGATGGTAGTATGGGAAAGAGTATTTTAGGTGAGGATATGTTTCCTGATATGGTTAGAATTTATCAGAACAAGAACAGTTCGGATAAATATCAGACTACCCCATATTGGGAGATGATATACGAAGGAAGGGCAAACATACAGGAAAAGGACACAGGTTCGGAAACGAATGATGTTGACAAATCCGAATATGCCGCCTACCTAGAAGATAACGATGTAACCATACCTTCCGGGTGTCTGTTGGATTGGCAGAATTTCAACCATCCGTTTTCGGACAACAGCAATAGTTGGCGTGAGATAAAGAAACCTCCATTTAACAATATGGAATTTGGTACGGTGATATACTTTAACCAAATAGAAAACTAGAATACTATGACAATCAATTGGACGGAAATAATACTTGCTTTGTTGGGTACAAATGGCATAACCCTTCTAACTTCAATGTTAATGTTTAAGCAGAAGAAGGAAAAGATGGAAACTGAAATTGATTCTTCTACCTTGGACAATCTTGAAAAGGGGTTTGCTATTCAGGGTGCTCAGTTGAAGAAGGCGCAAGAGGAAATTTTGAGTTATCAGCAATCTCTCCACGATGCTTATCAGAAGATACAGGAGCTTTACAATGAACTGAATGATATTAAAACAGAACTGAAATGCGCTAAAGATGATCGAGATTTGCTAAAAAAGCAGATTGAGAAACTGAGTAAACCAGTAACAAGAAAAACAAGTACAAAAAATGCAGGCAAATAACAACGATAAAGTATTGAAAGAGTTTGGTAGTAATGTCCAGCTTGCCTTGGATGCTTCTATCATGCAGTTCATGGAGTATATTGCTACGAATATCATGGATGATATAAAAGACTTGGAGGGCTTTACCAACCAAACTTTCAATCTTGAAGATAGTTATGGATGTGGCATTTACAAAGATGGGGTCCTAAAGAAGATTGTGTGGGCAAATGCAACGAAAGTTGCAAATGAGCCTAGGAAACGTAACAATGTCGAGTATTGGGGGCGTGAACTTGCCGAAGATTTCTTCAACAGTTATAAATCCGATGGTTCTGAAAAATATGAACTGGTTGTCGCTGCTGTCATGTATTATGCCAAGTATGTTGAGAACTATCACCTGTTGAACGTTCTTTCAGATTCTTGGATTAAGACAAAGACAGATTTAAAAGGAGGTAAATATACTGTGGTTTTTAAGAAAATTGCAGCTAATATGTTAAACAAATATTTTAAGTGAAGTTATGGGCTACTTTAATCCTTCAACAATAAATACCACCTTGTACAATATTGTATTGGACAAGAAGATTGCTGACGATGTATATAAGGTGCAGCGTCCTGCAAGTGTTGATGATAAGGTAACTAGTTTTATTGTCGTAAACAACAATACAAGAATTGTCAGCAATACCGAGAGCGGCCCTTACGGTCACTTCGGGAAAGGCGAAACAATGGCTACGGTTACTCTGTTTGTAAGGGCATTGCCCGGGAACGTATATCCGTCTATCATGGATGCGTTGAGTGAGAAAATGGTAGAACTGTTCCCGCAAAAGACTGTGCAGCTTCATTTCGAGATATTTAATGTTTTACCACCAATGTTTGACGGGGTTGGGTTCTATTATATGTCCGTCCTGTTGAATGTTGATATTTCAAAGGATTAGCTGCATGAGAAACGTGAGAAAAAACAGTGGAGGCGCATCGGTAGATACGTTTTCAACAATTAACAATAACTTTTTAAATACAGAAAATAGAATGGCACGAGTAAATTTAGACACCAGCCCTGCTTACTTGAACGGGCAGTCGGCTGCTTTGACATTTGATGCGATTGAGATTACCGATGAAACTCAATATTCAAGTTTTAGGAATCCGAAGATTCTTCCCAATATTGAATCTGGTACTACAGAATCCGCTGGTACTGACGCTGACACTTCTGAAACAAAGAACGAGCAGGGTGCTACCGTATTCCAGAATATCACACCGGGTACTATGGCATTTACCTTTACAGGTATGTCCACTTCAAAAGCCGCTTTCGCTTTCTTTACACAAGGAAACGAAGCCAAGGCTGAGTTGGAATTGAATAGCTTAACTGATACCATTGATGCTTTTGGAAAAGGTGCTACTCAGAAGTTGAAAGCGTTTGGTGCAAGCTCATTCAAGCAGTTTGTACGTCCTATCGGCATTATCAACGGTACTGGTGACCGTATGATCTTCTTCCCGAAGGCATCATGGGCTGTCAGCTTCACAGGTGCTCCAAGTAACGCAGGATACCTTGGATTCTCCGTTACTGTGACAGCATTGGAAGTTAATACTCAGTATTTGAAAACCATGATGGTTCTCGAACTTGACAATTCGGGTGAATGATGTATATGGGGTGATGGATTATTAGCCGGGCATTTTGTCCGGCTTTTATTGTTTTTTAACTACCTGTGTTTGATTTTTGTTAACCTTTGTTGTATTTTTGCTGTAAAAAATAACAACATGACAGATAAAGAATTGTCTGATAAATTAAAGCGAAAGGCTATAAGTCTTGGGCTGTGTAAGGAATGGACAAATGAATGGGGAAACCCGGATAAATATGAATTATGCGAGAAATATATCAGAGGCATTGACTTCTGCCTATTTAACAGATACCCGTCAAATGAAATAATCAAGAAGGAATTTGCAGGAGTTAGGGAAAAGTTTAATATCTTCGTTGATGATACCAATCTTTTCATAAGCAATCCTAAATGGTCTATTTTTAATGGTTCGTGTGATTGTGTTGTCACATTCAACGATTTTGGTATAGGAGAAATGTATGTCAAGGATAATAGCCATGTTAGCCTTGTTGCGCTTGATAACAGCATAGTACACGTTTCTTTGATTGATGATGCAAAACTTGATATTGTATCGTCTAAATATACCAAGGTGTTCGTACATACAAATACTCCAAAGAACATATCAAAGGTGGATGTGAAAGGAAAATTAATGATTAAACCGTTCAAGTTAGTTTAAAAATGGGAATATTTAATTGGAAACAACCTGACTTAGATGATCAGATAAAGATGCAGAAGTTTGCCACTCATAAATACAAAGAGGTTATGGTTGGCAATAAGAAATTCAAGGTGCGTGGTCTTAGACTAGGCGCATACGATTATATTGTAGACAAGCTGTTGATACGTGACATTATCAACCCCGATACAGCGAAAAAGGAAATGATTGCAATTATGAAAAATGACGCATCTATTCCGTACAAAGTTGCAGCGGCAGGAGTATTGAATAACTATTGGTTTTTTGAGATAATTCCTTTTGCAAGACGTATATACGCTTGGTGGTTAAGCAGGCACTATGACCATAAGGAACTAACTCCGTTGATAGAAGCCATCGTGGAGGGGGCTAATGTAAGTGATTTTTTTACAAATACAATCCGTTTAGCGTTCTTGATAGATACGACAGCGACATTAAGCAAGAAGGATGCCATGAAATTATCTCTCGATGCAAAATCGGCTCACGAGGATCTATCCAAAAAGATTTCCCCCAATTCAGAGGAGATTTAAGGCTATTCGGAGGATTGATGATAATCAAGGACTGGGCTTTGCTATGGAAATATTCATGGAGTTATATACAGGCAGTAATAATGGACCAGCCTAAACTTGATTATCATTTTGAAGAGAAAATGAAGTTGTACAAGGCTTCTCTTACAGAAGATTTATATAAGGAAGCTAACAAGGATGCAAGTGGCTTTATATATAGATTCAAAGAATCTAAACCTAAAGAAGAGCATCCCGATATATTACTAAAAGATGTTTTGCGATGATAACAAAATACGATCCTAAAATATATCCCCTTAAACTGTATGTTGCAGTGGGGGATGATCAATGGGGGGAAATATATAGAAAATTCACCAAACTTAATCATGATCCGATAGATACATCCAAAGATGAAATTAAGGGCTGTAAAGGCATGACTATTTTTGTAAGGGAAAAAAGTACAAACCATTTAGGTGTACTTATTTGGTTATCCAATGATGGTATAGGGGTAAGCACTGTTGCTCATGAATCTGCTCATTATGTTTGTAATGTATTTGATTATTGTGATATAGCAATGGGGTATAAAAATGGGCAGGATGAGCACTTTGCATACTTTATAGGTTGGTGTGTTGAATGCGTAATGGATAGCGTTACGAAATATTTAAAAAAAAGCATTAAGGGACAAATTGACACAGATAAATAAAATAAGCCCGAAAGTTACACGAACTTTCGGGCTATTTTGTAACCTGAAAACAATATGAAACCGATACCTATGTATCCAAGATTGATTAGTATTTTTTGCCATTTAGACAATTCCTTTTCTACCTTTACTTCTACAATTTTCTCCACGGTTATTATCGAATCTTTCGTCACTACCGTTTCTTTTTCCAAAGATGGAATACTGTCTTGTAGAAAGTCTTTCTTGTTTTTCAAACTATGAAAAAGCCTGCCATCCGACATTATTTTAGCGTCTGATACGGCTAATGATGTTTCCAAGTGTGAACTATCTTCAAATGTTGTATGTTGTATGTGTTCTGTTGGAAGAGTTATTATTTTTGATTGCCATACTACTCTTTCCGTTACTGTCGTGTTATGGTCTACTATAGTTGTATTTGTCGAAGATGGAAGTAGCTTGCGTGAACAAGAACACGACAGTAACAAAAAAAATAGCAATATAGAAAACGGCTTATTCATAAATTTACTAGTATTCGCTTTTCAATTATATTGTTTTTCCACAGGTAATTATATACGTTTATACACGTACATATTGACGTTTCACCGTCCCGACTACTGTCGACCACTCCACGTCCCCAACCCCTTCTACCAAGGGTGATACTAATTTAGTTTAATAGTATTTAATTAGTTATAAATGCCATAATACATTTATCTTTTTGCAAAGATAACATAATCGTTTTTAAGTACCATTTTAAATATGTTAAAAAATACTAATGGATTTTTGTTTGTTGTAAATCATGCTCTTGTGCTTATTTTTGCTATTTTTGCAATAATTAAAAAATAATAACTATGGCTGATGTTGATTTAGGAGCATTAAAGTTTAAGATCGGTCTAGATGATTCCGGTCTTGACAAACAGATAAAGGATATACAGAAGAAGTTGCAGGACACTTTTAACCAGGAGATGTCTTTCAAGCCTATGTTGACCGATATAGGCAAAATGAATGACGAACTTAGCGAGGTTGTAGATAAGATAAACAAAGCGAATGAAAACGCGTCCAAGGTAGGAAGAGGGAAGTCGAACAAGAAAATGGATATACTTGTTCAGATGGAAGAGTTGTCAAATAAGATTGTCGAAGCGACAAGAGAGTATGACAAGCTGGAAAAGACTTACCGTAACCTAGGAAATGCAGGCGGAGATAAGGGGATGGATACAAGAAAAGCCAATCTTGAAAGTCAGAAGAAAGTGATAGATAATCTTGTCGCTGAATTGAACAGATTGAAAACCGCATATTCCCTTACTGCTAACAGTGTGCCTAAATTGTCCATTTCCGATGAAAGAGAACTTAATCTTCTACGTCAGCAATACGAGATGGAGATTGCACGGACAAAGGAGATGGATAGACAAGCATCAAAGCAGGAACAGGCGAATAAAAAGATGCAGCAGACCAATCAGAAGTATCTACAATACCTTTCTGGTCAGTCTGGGCTTGCCCTTGGTATGCCGGAGGGAAGTGCTGAGGACTTGAACAAGAAAATTGCTGCCATACAAAAACGACTTGAATTATTGAACAAATTTAAGGTTGATATTCCTTTGAACAGCAATCAGATAACAAAGGCTGACGCTCTTATTCAGAAATTGCAAGGCAGATTGGAGAAGTTGCAATCATCTTTAAGAAAAACATCAACGAATGAATTGTTGAGCATCAATCCTACGTCTATCAATCAGGCTAACAATCTTATTTCTGAATTAACGAACAGGCGTAATGCGCTTAATACGACTGATGCAAACTATAACCGTACCCTTACTCTTCTCAACAGGAAGATACAGGAACACAACAAGTTTGTAAACGAAGCCACATCCTATGGAACAAAGATGCAGCAGACCAATCAGAAAAATGCTGCAAGTTCAAAGGAGTTTTCCGAGGAACTGACAAAGCAGAGCAGAATGATGCGTGAGTTTGTCAATACGATAAAGACTTATGCCGGGTTCTACTTTTTCAGAGATATGTTTCAGGAACTTGTTGCCATTCGTGGAGAGTTCGAGTTACAACAGGTATCTTTACGTGCCATCATACAGGATGCAAGACGGGCAGACCAGATATTCAGTCAGATTAAGGGTCTTGCTGTAATATCTCCTTTCCAGTTCAGCGATTTGGTTGGATATACCAAACAGCTTGCTGCATTCCAGATACCTGTCAACGAATTGTACGGTACAATGAAAAGTCTTGCGGACGTTTCCGCAGGTCTTGGCGTTGATATGGGGCGTATTATTCTAGCTTATGGACAGATAAGAAGCGCAGGTGTGTTAAGGGGACAGGAATTACGTCAGTTGACAGAAGCTGGTATTCCTGCATTGGACGCATTAAGAAAAAAACTGGAAGAAGTAAGAGGCGTGGCTCAAACTACTGATGATGTGTTCAACGCCATATCAACACGTCAGATTCCTTTTGAGTATATTCGGGAGATGTTTACCACAATGACGGAAGATGGTGGTATGTTCTACAAAATGCAGGAAATACAAGCCGCATCCTTGAAAGGTATGGTAAGCAACCTTGCCGATTCATACAAGATTATGATGAATGATATAGGTGAGGCGAATGATTCCGTTCTGAAAGGTATTGTCGGAAGCATAACCGATGCAATGAACAACTGGAGATATTTCTCTAAAGCAATAGAGGGAGTTACTGTCGGATATGTCGCATTGAAAGGATTGCAATTGGCTAGAACAGCCATGCTGGGGAAAGAAGTTGTTGCAACAACTAATGCCATTAAAGCTGAGAAATTACGGGAAGCCCAGTTGCTTAAACAGGCTGCGATGTACAGAACGCTCACTACTGCCGAGAGATGGAAGATAGCGACAGCGTCAAAACTGTCTGCCGTAGAGATAGCTGCTGCCGTTAATTCGGGAAAGATGTCGGCAGAGATGGCTAAACGTATTCTTGCCACGAATATGCTGACACAGGCTGAACGGCATCTTCTTGTCACCGAACTTAAACTGACAGGTGCGGAAGCTGCAAGAATGTTATCTATGACAAAAACGACAATGTTGATGAACAGATTCAAACTGGCAACATTCGGATTGACAAATTCATTGAAAACATTGTGGCTTACGATAAAGGCTAATCCTCTTATGGCAATACTTACCGTTGCAGGACTTGTAGCGGAGGCGTTTCATATCATGTCTGCACGTTCGGAAGAGTTCAATCAGAAGATAAAGGATAGTGCAAAGTCTTTCCGTGAATCATACAGTGATTTGCAAAAAGACCTTGACAAGATAAACTTCGATAAACTCACCCCGGAAAACCTTGAACAGCTTGACACGAAACAGTTGCAGTCGTATGAGGAAACACTTACTGGAGTATTGTCTAAATATGGCAATATGGGGCAGTATATAGTACAAAATAGCAAGAAAATAGATGATCAGAAATCTCGTGTTGAATATCTGCAAAAGTCGGCATCGGAACTAGAGCAGGTTTATAAACGTGCTGCCGAAAATGCGGATATAATGTTCAAGGCGGACAAGGCAACATCTACGGGCGTATTTGGTGATTCATTCTCTGATATGCTTAAAGATTACGAGAAATCATCCGTAAAACTCACTTCGGCAAGTAAGGATATAGAAGAGTTTCGTGGTCAGATAGTACAGGCATCCAAGGAAATTATAAACATGGGTAAGGGTACTAAGGAATGGAGAAACGAACTTACCGAACTGATAAACAAAGGGGCTTCGGCAGCTACTATTGTAGAGAAGATACGTTCTTTGGCTGAAACGTCAGGAGATGCACGGACATTTGAAATATTTAAGAACAAAGCCCATTTTGACAGTGAGGAATTGTTGAAGGAATATGAGAAGTTGAAGATGGGTATAATGGGTGAAACTGAAGAACTTGAAAAATCATTTAATGTTTTTGCAAACAGCCTTGATAAAGAATTGAAAAAAGTATTTGCTGGTATTGACCCAAATAAATTAAATGATGCTCAGAAGGACTTTATAAGGATTCAATCTGAAAATTTTGCCACAACTAGCGAACTTGGGGAGAATGCTAAAAAATTGTTTAATGAATTTATTGACAAAAAATATGCTGTTAAAATAGAACTTGACGATAAAGAAGCACAGGAAGGTTTGACTGGATGGAAAAAATCTCTTGATGAAATTACAGGACATAAATGGACTATTGCGATAAAGGCTGCCGATGTGAAATCTATGGAGGATTACTTTAAATCGGTAAAACAGGAATATAAGGACGCCAAAAGTTCAATAGAAAATTTACAGCGTACCATTGATATGTATGTTAGCCAAGGAAAGGTCAAGAAACTTGGAGATGAGTATCAAATTATAGGAATTGTAAGCCCCTATGAAGTCGAGCAAGTACAACAGACGGTATATGAGATTAACGCTGCCAACGAGGCGATGTCAAAGGCTACGGGAACAGCAAAAAAATTCAACCTTGAACTGGAAAAGCAGAAGAAGGAAGGGAAAAAAAGAGATCCTCTTGCTGACCTTTGGAAAAACAGATTGTCATTGCTTGAATCCGCCTATTCCAAGTTCAAGGATTTGAGCATTAACATAGGTAAGGAAGAAGCCAAAAAGCAGATCGAAGCCATATACGGTTCACAGGCGTTAAAACTTGGCGTAGATATTGTATATGACAAACAGGCTATTGTTGACAGTTACAACAAGGCTGCAAAGGAATTGGAAACACGTGTCCCACAGGATGCGGTCAAGAACGCAAGGAAAGCTGCCGAATTGTCCTCTGAAATTTATGTTGAAGCAGCCAAGAAGGTGATGAAAAGAATTACGGATGAGTTTGACAGATACAGGAACAAGTATGACTTTTACAGTGACATACTTGGAATAACTGGTGATTCCGAACTTGCCTTAGACCTTGCCGTTCAGTTCAGTGGTGATACATCTACTATGGCTGAAAGTTTTGCAGCAGGGATATACAACAATCTGCAATCCGCATTGGCAGGAATGAATCTTGACCTTGGCGTTTCTGTCGTGCCCGACACATCTTCATTCACCTCAATGAACCAGTATATCAATCAGATACAGGAAGCCATTAAGGGGAATAAGAATATCGGAGAAGATCAGAAAGAGGTTATACAAGGAATGATTGACGCATGGAAAGGCTATTTCGGTGAGATGGCAAAGCAGTATGCGAATGACCTTGAAAAATATGGTGACTACTATACACAGGTTGATATTATCAGGGAGAATTACCGAAAAAGAATTGAAACGGCAAAGGGTATGGGCAACACTTCATTATCTTCCGCGTTGCAGAAAAGTGAAGAAATGGACTTGTTCAAGCTGACCACAGACTATCAGAACTTCTTCGGTGCTGTTGAAGCGATGTCTATGGAGGCTGCAAATACCGTAGCTGACAAGGTAAGGGAAATGCTCAACAGTGCGTTCAGGTCTGGTGCTATCAGCGCAAAGGAATACATGAAAGAACTTGAACGTGTGGACAAGCAGATAGAGAAGATGATGAAGAATAACCAGTCTGACTTGCAGACGTACATGAAAGAAGGTATTGAAGGTCTGTATAACAAGCGTTATGATGCAGGAAAGTCAAAGATGATGGCAGGCATGAATGATATGCAACAGGCTATGGCTGACATCGAAAATGCTTCCAAGGCATACGAGGACGCGATGAAGAATGGTGATGAAGAAGCTGCCAACGCTGCGTTGAGTGCCAAGTCGGAAGCCGAATCAAGATATAAGAGCGGACAGGAAGCTGTCAAGACTGGTAAAGGAATGATGGCTGCCGCACAGAACGCTTTGCAGACGGTGAATCTTATTGACTTTATCATAACCAACATATACAATGCCATAAAAGCCATGCAGCAGATAATCGCATCCGTGTCCAACCTTATGGATTCTATGGGTAAGGATACTGACAGTGGTTTCATGCGCGAGATGAACCAGTTCTCGGAAGCTATGGGCGTTATGAATGAGGGTGTGAAGAAATCATGGGATTCATTCAAAAGTGGTGATTTTGCAGGTGCGATAGGTTCGGCTATATCCATGCCGCTTGATGTTATCGCTACATTTAACAGACAGCATGACAAAAGACTTCAAAAGCATATAGAGAATCTTGAATTTGAATCAAAGAAACTGACCAATATCTATAATATGCTTGAAAAGGAATTTGAGCACATTATAGACCCGGCAAAACTTGATGAGGTAACATCCAAACAGGTGTCAAATCTGAAAGAACAGTTGCAAATTCAAAAGGATATTCTAGCAGCCGAAGAAGATAAGAAAAAGTCAGATAGAGAAAAAGTGGAAGATTACAAACAGACAATAAAAGAATTGGAGTATGAGATAAGATATTATACAGAAACGCTTGCAAGTGAATTGTACAGCATTGACTTGAAAGATTGGGCTAGCCAGATAGGTGACGCTCTTGTCGAAGCATGGCTGAAAGGAGAGGACGCAGCCAAGGCATACAAGGATACCGTAGCGGACGTTATGAGAGATGTTGTTAAAAGCTGGGTTCAGCAGCAGTACATAGAAAAGGCAATGCAACAGGTACAGACTACATTATTTGGAGCGGACGGTAAAGGTGGTATGTTTGCGGACAACAAGATAGACAAGGATGAGCTTATAATACTAGGAAATGTAATGGGTTCATTGGAATCAGCCTTTGCGGAAGCTGGAGGTGTAGTCAATGAGATAAACAACGCCCTTGGTGGTATGCTTACCGAAACGGAGGAAAATGCGGAAGGTCTGTCCAATGCCATTGCAGGAGTTGACGAGAATACATTCAACCAGGCATTGGGTTATCTTAACGGGATGAGATACGAAATGGTTGTCCAAAGCGATCTACTCCGTCAGTTGGTATCGCTTAACGGTGGTTCGGCAGGAACTGGAGGAACGAACATGACAGCCATACAGCAGTCACAGTTGGAGGTTCTCACCCAGCAGCTTGCCGCAACTATGGCGATAAAGACAGCACTTCTAAGTGTCGTTTCCATTGCCCCAAGGTCAGGCGGAAATGCGATAAAGGTTATAATTGACTAAAAACAAACGCCCTGCTAGCTTCACAGTTGGCAGGGCGTTCCAGTTTGATTATGAACAAAAAAATCCAATCACTTGAGGTGCTTAGCGGAATCGAACCGCTGTTGTCGGTTTTGCAGACCGTTGACTAAACCACTCATCCAAAGCACCTATTGTGATGCAAATATAGAAAAATAATTTTTAAATTTACATAAACTTTAAAACTATTTTTGCTATTTTTGCACTAATAAACAATGTACACGAATGGCTATATCTAAATATTTTATAAAGAAAGGAAGCGATACGGCAAAGGATTTGTATGCCACATACAGGCTGTATATACTTGAAAGCAAGGGATTATGGGACTTGCCGACAAGAAAGGAAGCCTATGCCGAAAAATGGTATGACAAGAACGGTCAGAAGGTGTACGAACCTGTCACGCCTGTTTACCAGCCAACGGAAGGAAGCATAACATTTGCCGCTTTGGGAGATGTGGAAACGGTAAAGACGAATATCCGTTCGTTCTATTCATATATAACCAATGTGATACCTGCCGCACAAGGTACGCCTTACGGTTCATCTTCATTCTCTATATGGAACGATATATGGGGAGAATCGGCAAAGCAGGTGATAAGATGCACTGGATTTGAAACAGGTGCAAAGTTGAGTTATCAGGACGTTCAGGACTTGCAGAACCCGGACCGACTTGTATCCGCCTATACATTTTCGTTAAATTTCAGTATTGACCAACCAACGCTTTAAAGACCAATGATTTTACAGATTAAAAGAGGAAATAGGGTTGTTGCGGAGAGTGCTGATTTTTCATACAGCCCGTCTTTGCAGGAAGTGAGAAAATTGACTTGTGAAGTCGTTTCCGTTGTTCCGATAGAGTTCAAGGCATACAACTCAAAGAGTGAATCGGAATACGATACAGTCGTATATAACGGTAATACATTCATCCTGTACCAAGCCCCATCGGGAGATAATCTTAACGAAGCAGGGAAATACAAATACTCCCTTCTATTTTACGGTAAGGAGGTGCTTTTGCAGAATGTGGCATTTCTTGACATAGTAAGCGGAACAGGTGGGGAAATAAATAAGATAAGATACACTCATGGCGGTCTGTTCCAGTTTTGGGGTGATGCAAAACAGCTTGCAGCACGTATAGAAGCGAATATAGAATCTTACAATGCGTCATTGGGTGCAGGATATACAGGCATTGGCACATGGACATTGAATGTGGATGCAGAAGGCGAACTGACAGAGGATATGATTGACATAACCGATGGCACCAACCTGTTTGAAGCATTGAAATTTTTCTATGACAAGTTTTATCTCAATTATTACTTCTCAACGACAGCGAACGGTGGAATAATAACCATTACGGACAAGACAAGACCATCCGTAAACTGGACATTCAAGCAGGGTGACGGTGGGGGTGCTGTAAAAGTTTCCTCTTCCGTAGATACAAGCACACCTGTCATAACCCGAATCATACCACAAGGTGGAAGCAGGAACGTTCCTCCCGAATACAAGAAGGACGCTAAGCCTGCCGATGAATCACGCTATTGCCCGTACATCCTTCTTCCGAATGATTCTGACGGGAATATAAGATATTATATTGACAGCGAATACGGATTGAAGAACTATGGTGTGAGAGGAAAAACCATATCAAACACGTTCAGTGGGATATACCCTTCCATCAGAGGGAAAAAACTTGGCGATCTGTACCCGTCAGGACTTCCAGAATGGGATACATACAAGGCGGATGGAGAACCAGATCCTCAATCGGGAAAGGTGGCAGGTGAGGGTGCTAGCGCAGCAACACGAATAGATAAAATCATCGGGTCTACTCCTATAAAGAGTGATGATAGTGACAGTTTCTTCATTTATATGACCTCTCCAGGATTCAACCTAGGGTACAAGGTATATGAGGACGGTGATTCATCCGACAAGATAAACGACAATGTGCAGCCCCAGTACAAACCCCATGCTATGTTTGACAAGTACAGGGATTTTGAGAGTTTTGATATATATAGTACAAGGGCATATTATGACCAGCCTGTAAAGGTTACTGCCACATTCTCAGGAAAAATGCTTTTCAGTGTATTGCCCATAGGAAGTGATGCTGTAGGGAAAAAGGTGAAGATTAATCTACGTATGGTTTTAAACCGTGTATTGGGTCAGGCTTCTCCTTTGAAAGAGGTTGTAATTGGTGAGGAAGGTGCTACTGGTATGCTTGAGATACCTTACGACAAGACCGCTCTTGTAGGATATATAGAAAAAGGCCAGAATACGACAGTCACCATACGTGTTGAGTTCACGTTTGATTCTGATATCCCTGCCGAAAGCTGTAAGATAGGCTTTAGTGAGGAAATGACATGCAACATACATTTCGGTAATCAGGACGGTTCACAGGACAGGTTCTATTATAAATACGCTTCTGTAACGGACGCGGTGTTCAGTATGCGTACAGGAACTTATACAGGAACGGAATTTAAGATAAACAAAAACGGTATTATTCCTCTTTACGGTGAAGTAAACGGTGATACAGGAGAAACGGAAGAGGATGTTGCCATGTTTAATAAGGGGGCACGATATAAAATATCATGTTACAGAACAGATAGCGACAATGCCAAACTTCCCCTTTACACGGATGGTAAATCTCCTTCAATTGCGGAAGGAACGGAATTTGTCATTCTGAATATTGTCATGCCCGAATCGTATGTGACAATGGCTGAGAACACGCTTGAAAAAGCGGCTCTTGATTACCTGTCAAGATATGACCATGAGAACCGAACCGTTTCACTTGACATATCTAGCGGATTTGTCGCAGAGCATCCTAGTCTTTTCATTGACTTCCTAGAAGGTAATATGTTAAAGGTAAGGGATGATGGAATAGGCGTGTTCGACCTGTCAGATAATGGTCAGATAGTGGATATGCAGTTACAGATACAGTCTTTGGAGATTAAATATTCCAAGGATAATATGTTCCCGTCATATTCATGCACCATTGCAAGAAGAAAGATACTGTCTTTCTATGAACGGTTGGCACAGGAAAATCAAACGGCTTCAACGCAGAATACGACAAATATAACATTGGGTGGAAGTGGTACGGGAAGCGGAACGGGAAGTGGCAATATAACAAATGCCGATCATGCTAAATCCGCATACACACTAGACGATGATACTCCTGTGCTTAATTGGTTTTTGTCAGCACTGAATGACGATGAAGCGGAAGGTATAATCAATTTTCTTAAAGGTCTTAAGATATCCGGGAATCTGATAAACCGCATTGTGAAGCAGGGTGACATGGATGTTACCTACACCGATGAAGACGTGATGAGCGCATTACGTGTAATGGTTGAGATAGAGAACAGTGTGGAGAAGATGAAAGAGATATTCTTGCGGAAGGACGTGGCGGATTCCACTAAGTTCCTTCTCAGCATGTTTGCCGGTGCTGTTTTCGGGAAGAATGGTTTTGCAAGCGGCTTGACCGGATTCGGAGCCAAGATATTCGATACAGGGCATGGAGAGTTTGAGAGCATGTTTATCCGCCGGTTCCTTGAAGTTCCCGAATTAAGATACAATCGTGTGATGGTCACGCTGGGCGACAAGTGGCGTGCGCCCGGAGCTGGTATTATAGAAACAGTAGATACAGGAACCAAAACATGTACACTTAAGCTGGAAGATGGTGAGATTGGTGCTGTCGCAGTAGGTGATATCTGTATGGGTATCTATCATAACATCACCGGGAACGCTACGGAGGATTACGACGATGGAAAGGGCAACAGACGTTTTGCCGGATTCTGTACGGTCTATTTCACGATTACAGAAGTTACAGGTGAAAGAAACGAAACATTTAAGTACCAGTTGCGTCCTACCTCTTCATCGTGGCCTTCTTCTTTCGCCCCTTTTGAGATGATGACTTTCGTGGCATACGGCAGCTTCACTAATACGGAGCGCCAGACCTCAGTCTATGAAACAAGGACTTACACCCGTATGTTGTGGAAGCAGAATACATGGGAGATCTCCGCCGCCAATGTCGCCCTACAATATGGTGACCTTTCCAATCTGAATATATTCGGGTTGAACATGGATGGTTACTCCATGTATCTGAATAATATATATATGACAGGTATTATCAAGCAGATAAAGCCAGACGGAACACCTGTACAGACTTTGAATTTCCGTGAGGAAGGCTATATACCTGGCGTACATTACGATTACTACGATAGCTTGTCTTATAACGGAAGCATGTGGGCGTGTATCAATGAGGATGGTTCGTCTGCTGCACCGGGATCTAACGGCGATTGGCTGGAGATTGCTTCTAAAGGTGATACGGGAGCACCGGGGGCACCAGGAAAGGACGGTGTGAGCGTGACCAATAGCGGTCCGTGGCATTCCGGCTTGGTTGTTCCCAAAATGAGTATCGTTACAATGGGAGGAAGTTCGTTTCTTTCTAAAGTATCCACTACCAATCCTCCCTTATGGTGTTGGACTGACAATGCCGGCAATCGGTTTACTTACAATGATGGCGGATACTGTCTTACTGGTGAGATAAATACCGATGAATATGAACTTTTGGTTCAAAGCGGAAAGGACGGAAGCGATGGTACCAGTTATGAGAGGGTATTCATCCATACTACAACAGAGAGTAAACCTGCCACTCCTTCCACGTCACAGACGGACGATTATGTGCCTTCCGGCTGGCATGATGATCCTGTAGGTGTTTCCAGCTCTCTGCCTTATGAGTGGATCAGTGAGAGGGAGAAGAAAAACGGTATATGGAGTGAATTCAGTGCTCCTGCCCTTTGGGCGAAGTACGGATTTGATGGTGCTGACGGTGCTGAGGGCGTAGCCGGAACGAGCATCATTTGGAAAGGTGATTTTTCCTCCGCTCCTTCCAATCCTCAGAACGGGTGGGCATACAAGAATACCACTGATAAGAAATCATATGTATATCAGGATGGACAGTGGTATCAGATGACTATTGACGGAATTGATGGGAAGAACGGGAAAGACGGATTGAGTATTGTCTGGAAAGGAGATCTCCAAACACCTCCTTCCAATCCTCAGACCAACTGGGCATACCGGGATACCAATAATGGTCGTGTATATATATGGAACGGAACAGCATGGGCATTGATGGTTGTGGACGGATCGGACGGTGCTGATGGTGCAGCCGGTTCTGACGGATTGAGCGTGTTTATAACTTATAATGACAGCACTTCCCAACCTTCTGTACCTACCGGGAACGGTACTACTGGAGGATGGCATACAAATGCGACAAGTACCGCCATATGGATGTCACAGAAGGTTGCTGCGTCCGCATCTGACGGAGCATGGGGTACACCGATAAAAATCAAAGGTGACAAGGGTGACGGTTACACCCAGATGGGGCAGTTTAGGACTGGTATGGTTGTTCCTAAGATGGGTGTCGTTTCGATGGGTGGCGGCTCTTATGTAGCCAAGGCATCCACCACGAATCCTCCCTTATGGTGCTGGACAGACAATGCCGGCAATCGGTTTACTTACAATGATGGTGGCTATTGCTTGACGGGTGAGGTGAATACCGATGAATATGATGTATGGGCTGAGAAAGGTGATACCGGATCAAAAGGTGATAAAGGTGACAAGGGTGATGACGGTGAAAAGGGCGACAAAGGAGATCAGGGCGTACAAGGAATACAGGGATGTATCATACGGAGTTCAGAATGGAAAACCGGGGTGACGTATAGAAATGACGAATCCCTTACAAGCGGAATGCGATATATTGATATAGTAGCCAAGAAGAACACAAGTCCAAGTTCGTTATACGGATGGGATATGTATATGTGTAAGTCAACGCACACATCTTCATCATCGAATGGTCCGGGTAATACTACATATTGGACAGCAGTGAATGAAATGGCACCTATTTTCACAAGTCTTATTATTGCAAAAAATGCAAGTATTGATTTTGTCCAAGGCAACGAATTGATAATAAAGGATTCAAATAATAATGTTGTAGCCGGCCTTACAGGAGGAAGTAGCAAGGAAGCTGGTACAACACCTGTAAGGATATGGGCTGGAGGTAATGTTCCAGGAAATGCTCCATTCCGTGTAGATCAGAATGGCAATCTTGTTGCAACGAAAGCGAATATCACGGGAACAATAACCGCCACAGGTGGCGTAATCGGTGGATTCAACATAGGCAGTAATTATATCGGCAGTACTAATATGTCGGCAGTGAATGTTGATAACTTGTTGCTGCAATACGATAAGTTTGAAATGAAATACGATCGGTTTCAGTCAATAGACGGACATTTATACCAAGGTACTTTGGACACGGTAATTAAAAGTGGAAGTATAACTGTATCATCAACCGGGGATGTTTCAACAGCGGATGATACTTTGTATGTAAGATGTGGAAATTATATTTTTTCCGTTGGGCGATACGGGATTCGTAAGTCAACTAATGGAGGAAGTACATGGGTGGATTTATAATAGGCATTAATGAACAAATGGACACTTGATAAATAAACTATAACAAATACACACTTCATCAAGAATTAAGCGAAAAAATGGTTTTAAAAAAAAAGGAGCATAACCACACTCCATTTTTTGTTATTTCGTTTTTTTTAGCTATCTTAGCAACTTGAAATATGGAACAAGTATAACTATTTGTAATGGTTAGTACTTGTTCCATAATGCCATAAAATACAAATTATGAAAATAGATTTTACAAAATTTCCTTGTTACACAGGGATAAAGAAGGATATCAGGGTTGAGATGGATATTGCGGAGTCATTGGCTAACGCCATATACACAAATGTTCCGGGCATAGCCGCCAGTTCTTTGGCTCATAAGATTTACTCTAGCAAGGGAGAAGTAGATTACGATGAACGGGAAATACGAATTATACGTGATTGTACACCGTTGTTTTCGGGAGTTTATGCGGATTCCATAAACGATTATTTGGACACGAAAGAAAAGGAGGAACAAGGATGATATTACAAGCAGGTTATGATTGTTATCTGACACAGGCCGAGGATATGCCTCTGTCGGAACGAAGATTTGAAAATCAGGTAGTAATAAACAGTCCTGAGGATGTGGCTATGTGGAAAGAAATCACATCAAAGCAGAAGGAGCAGATGATTGCCGAAGCGTCATTTATTGATGTGGCGGCTATAAACGTTGAAGCACTTGACCGTGTGGATACGTTGCTCAATGATATCTCAGCGAATATCAACAATGCCGGGCTTACTACAGAAGAAGCATTGTCAAAGAAAGACTATTTTCCGGCATGGGAGGATCTGATAGGTACAGAGGTTGATGTGCAGTTCCGCTTCCGCTATGGCAACACGTTCTATGAGGTTATACAGAAACATACACCGCAGGAGGACTGGAAGCCGGGAACGGGTACGGAATCCTTGTACAAGGTTGTGCAGATAGAGCACTCCGGCACACTGGATGATCCTATACCTTGGGTACATAACATGGTGCTGGAAGAAGGCAAGTATTACACCGATAAGGAGGTTCTTTATCTCTGTATCCGTGACAGCGGAATAGGTATGGCATTCGATTTGGAAAATCTTGTTTCGGGCGGATATGTTCAAGTGGTAATAAATAATTAAAAAAAATACGATTATGGCAGACAAAAAATTAAATGAAGTTCCGGTGGTAAATGACATCGTAACTATTTTCGGAAAGAGATCAAATGGTGAAATTGTTCAAATAGATAAAAGCAACTTAGCAACACTTCTGGGAGAACTGATTGGGATTGCTACGAAAGAAAATAAAGGCTTGAGCGATAGTGTTCAAGCCTTAAATTCTACGATTTATAATATTTCTACCAGAAATAAGGAAACTGCTTTGTTTAAAGTTTGTGATTATGGCAGTAGTATTAATCATATATTACATATATATAGCTCACCTAATAGCACATTGGATAGTTGCAACTATATTCGTGTGATCTTATCAGACATATATATATTCGTAAATAAATTATTTGAAAAAGGATATAATAGTATCAGACTTTTTAAAGATGGAAAATCTTTTTATGTTTACGTTTATAGCAGTGTATGGACAAGAACCAATATTGAGGTTTTTTCAGAGACCCCTGATCTCTTCTATTTCACAAACGTGACGGATGAAATCAGTATATCAGATTTGGAAGAAATCTCTATATCTTGAAAAATATAGCGGTTTATTCAGATATTTATTACTTTAGCACCGCACATGGCGTTGTGCATATCAGGATCGGGTGGCACCGGCTTGTACCGGACCACCCGTTTTTTAATCATGTCAAAGATACGGTTTGCCAATTACCCCAACTGCTACTAAACCATTTCACTCGATATTTATAAATATCTCCGCTATAATTATATAGATTCTGAATACAACAGATATTAGGTTTGCCGATTACAACTAATACACAATTACGGACATATTCTAATTTTGATTTTTGTGATAGTAAGTATATTCCGCTATAATTCATCTGATCTAATTCGTCTTGAGATTCTATTTCTTTCTCATCTCTGAACCTTAACCACGTATCATTTATCCCCAACAGTTCTCCCAGATCGGTTTTCTTTGATATTTGTGTTAAGATATTGTTACTTTATTAAAACCATTTGTATCTAAATTTTCGGATCTAGAGATGGATTTAATGACAGTGTTGTTTCCTCTTGCTACCATTGATATAGGACCATCGTGTATAAATTTGATTTTGATTCTTATCAAACCACCTTCCGTTAAATAGTAAATGGAAAAAGAATTTTTATTGGTTCCGTTTATAACGGAAGCTCTCACTACAGAATCAATGAACAATGAAATGGAATACGGTGCCATACCATAAGGTCGGAAATCCAAATTAACGACACCCATACCTCCTGATTCATTAAATGATCCTTCTATTAAAACACATGTCGTAGTAGAAGAAATGTAGGCATTAAACACAATCAATCCGCTGATTAGCCCCTTTGATGTAATACTGGCAAGTGGCAAAAGTCCTCCCAGATCGAGAGTTGAGAGACTATTATGTCAAGATATAGTTATAGGATTTGATAAGTCTATAGTGTTTTCATATTCTTCCCCATAGCTTACATTACCCATTGAAGCATCTAAAGTTACATATAGATCCGGTATAGAATCAGGTATAAACATGTAAATTGATTTATCAACCCTATAAAAAGAAAAACCGCTAATATTACCAGCAATAAGTTTTCCTGAAACCCATCGACCAATATTGTTGGTTGCTAAACATAGTATGATATAAAAATATGATCCGTTTCCATAATTTGATACTTTAACATTAATAATAGATCCGTTCCAATCATTCACTGAAATTATCTTCACATATTTACCTTTTAATTCTGTTGCGCCATTAACAACATAAGAGTTTGGGATTGCACAGTAAAGTTTAGGACTCATCAACCCGCTTTTATTTGATGTTGCAGTCCCAATCAGTTCTCCCAGAAGTACAAAATTCCTATACCTGTGTCAAATCTATTTTAGCCCATCCAA